CGGCATTTCAACTCTATTCGGCATTTCAACTCTATTCGGCATTTCAACTCTATTCGGCATTTCAACTCTATTCGGCATTTCAACTCTATTCGGCATTTCAACTCTATTCGGCATTTCAACTCTATTAAGCATTTCAATAATCAAATCTTGTTTATTAATAGATATTTTTAAGTCTGCTGCGATAGTTTGTAATAGTGTATATACTTTTTCATTTGTTGAATCTTTCTCTGGAATTGTTTCTAGGATTGAAGAAAACCCTACTTTTTTATCACTTGATTTATTTATGATTGAACTTGGATTATCATAAGACCGAGCAGCAACTATTTCATTTAATTTTGTATTTAATTCACTAGGATCAAATGGTTTATCTATTTCTTCATTAAAACTAATATCTTTTGGTTTATTATGATTTACAATCTTTATATAATCGGTCTCTCCTTTTTGCAGATCTACTTTAATGTCAACATTTTGTAAGCGAGTATGTTGAGCTTCATATTTTAAATGTTTTAACAGTTCTAACATTTTACTCATTAATAATTTATTTTTTTCAATTAAACTCATTCCTGTGTTTTTAGAAATTTCACTAATAATAGTCTCATAACTTAAGTTTATTTGTTGAAACTTGCTATTAGAAATATTATTAAATGCATTTGCTTCCATTAAAATCTGCCATATAAATGCTTTATTCTCATTTGATACAAAGTTATTAGCCATTTTATATATATATATTTAAAGTAGTATAGTATTTATATTTTATAAAATATAAAATATAAAATATAAAATATAAAATATAAAATATAAAATATAAAATAATTAATTAAAAAGTATTTTTCTTAATGATTCTACTTTAGAATCCGGAATAATTTTTTTAAAATTTGGATAAGTATCTTTCTTTAATAATGAAATTATTATATATAATACATACATACCGCATTCTGTGTTTGTTCTTTGATGTTCCACTTTATTAATTATTATTTTAAATGGCATTCCTAATTCTTTACTTTGTTCATGTATTCTATTCATAAAGATAGTTACTTCTTTTGGAACTACAAATCCATTACTATCAAAAAAATAAATATATTGAAGATTAATATTTATAAATAAACAAATCCAATGAGAGCCATCACTAGTATGAGGATCGGTGTTTAAAACAATACCTATTTTTGTGAGACCTTTCTTTTTATATTCACTTATACTAAAATTACATAATTCATTATAAACGCATTCATTGGGATTTATTTTTTTATCAAAATCAATCGCGGATGGTCCAATTAATTTAAAACTAGAATATTTATATTCATATTGTTTTAAAACTTTTTCTATGTCATGATTTGTTAACCAAGTATTTGGGTTTTTTTGCCATTCTTTTGGCGAAGGTGGTGCAAATGTAAAATTTGTTAAATGTTTATCTAAATGCGCCGACATGAATGGTTGAAATAACCAACATTTTTCATTAGTGCATTTTTCTTTAAGATTTTCTGTTATAAATTTCCAAATAGTAAATACATCATTTGATTCAATTTGATTATTTGGATAATAATTATTCCATGCTTGTTTCATTTTAATTATACTTTTAGGCTCATAACAAGAATATTTTAATTTTTTAGTTGGACCACAATTTAATTTATATTGTTTATTTTGATTATTTTGATTATTTTGATTATTTTGATTAGATTGTTTTTTTTTTGTTTTTGTTTTTGTTTTTTTATGCATATATTTAGTATATATTTAATATATATATAATAAATATTAATTTTTTTTGATCCCTTTATTCCTTAATATTGGGTCGCTAATATTTATATCTTTTATTATTGGCAAGACTGGTTTATCATTAACATTATTAACAAAATTATCTAAATCATTATATTCTTTTTGATTTATATCTTCATAATCAATTTGTTTAAAATAATATATTAATTGGGATGCATAATTATTAAAGAGTGATTCTAAGTTATTATTTATAAAGTCTCCGCAGCTCATATCTTTCGTAATTTGACATATTCGTTTTTTATAAAACTTAATATCTTTATTCAATAATTCATTAGAATTATTTGTTTTAATATGTATGCTAGGATTTACTAAATATTCTAAAGTTATTTTATTAATATAATAATCCTTGTTTGCTTCAGGTATTGCTTCGGGTATTGCTTCAGGTATTGCTTCGCTATTATTCATATTAGTATAATAGTATATTACTATATTAGTATTTGTTATTTTTTAATATTTGACGAGTATCTTGATTAAATAGTGTTGAAATATGAGATTCTATATTTGGATTATTTGGATTATTTATATTAGAATGAGTAGATTGTTTTGCATTTTTATTATAGGTTTTAATAGTATTTGATTTATATAATTCACTACTACTGTCAGGTACATATTTGGTATGAGGTGCGTGTTGTAATGCATATACTTGATTTTTTAATATAGATTCAGTATCTATATTATTAACATATTTACACCATTTACCATCTATATTACAAGTATTAGTATCACTTGTTGTACTATTAGTATTCTCATAATTTAATATTATTGATCTACAAGATTCGTTTAAAATTATATTATCTAATGGCATTGTACATACTGTAGACTGCGGTCTAGGCGAAATTAAAGCTTCTATATTTTCAAATTGCATTGTTCTTTCTAATATTCGTTTGTTAATATAGTTGCTATAATTGCTAGTATTACTTAAATTATATGAATCGTAGGAATTGTTTTTTATTTCCATATATATTTGTATAATAAAAAAAATATAAAAAGATATTATGATATTATTATTAATATATGTCTAGCATTTTTGCATTATTAAATCATAATCAAATAAAATTAACAAATACTATTATAGAAGATCAAGCAAAAAAGGGTATTTTATCAGGTTCTGAATCTTCAAAAATATTTATTAATAATAAAATCTTTTTATCTTGTTTATCTTTTAATAAATTAATAAGTGAAAATGGATTAGATAAAAGGTCGGAACAACCTTTAAAATATAATAATAAAATTTTAATTTGTAATGGAGAGATATATAATTACAAACACTTGTATAAATTAATGAATATTAAAGCAACAACTACCTCTGATTGTGAGGTAATAATTCATTTATATGAAAAATATGGGATTGACTATATGCTTAAATGTTTAGATGGAGTATATGCCTTTATTTTAATTGATAATGATCTTAATAAAATATTTATTGGAAGAGATAAATTTGGCGAAAGACCATTATTCTATTTAGCAAATAAATCAGTTTCAGAAACGTGGGATCCGACTCAAGAAAAAAATATATTAGGCTTTTCTTCTACAATGAAACAATTATATTTTTTTACACAAAATAATAGTGAATATACTTATAAGGGAGAGCATAATCTGGCAATTGAACCGTTTGATCCTGGTAGTTATATGGTATTAGAAAAAACTCCTAATGATAAGTGGTTTATTGCTAATCATAATAAATATGACAAGTTTAATTTAACAAGAATTACTCAACATAGCGAAGAAATAAATATGAATATCATAACAAATAATATTCATGATATATTTTTTGAAGCAGTCTATAAACGGATTATTACAACTACTAAACCAATTGCTTGTTTACTATCTGGAGGATTAGATAGCAGCATTGTAGCAGCATTAGTAAGTAAAATATATGATAAACCAATTCAAACATATAGTATTGGTCTAGAAGGATCAGAAGACTTAAAATATGCTCGAGATGTTGCTAAACATATTAAATCAAATCATACAGAAGTAATTGTTTCTGAAGAAGATTTTTTTGCATCTATAGTAAAAGTAATTGAAATAATTGAAAGTTATGATACCACAACAATTAGGGCAGGCGTTGGCAATTTATTAATTGCACAGTATATTTCTGAAACATCTGATGCTAAAGTAATTTTTAATGGTGACGGGAGCGATGAATTAATGGGCGGTTATTTATATATGAATTATGCCCCTGATGCATTAGAGTTTGATAAAGAATGTAAACAATTATTAAATGACATTAGTAGATTTGATGTATTACGTTCTACTATGTGTATTTCGACAAATGGACTAGAGTCGCGGTCGCCATTTTTAGATTTAGATTTTATTGCCTTTTATTTTTCAATTCCAGCAAACTATAGATATGAAACTAATAAAAAACAAGAAAAATATTTATTTAGAAAAGCATTTGACAGAGATTATTTGCCAAGCAATGTTTTATGGCGTAAAAAAGAAGCATTTAGCGATGGAGTAAGCAGCAAAGAGAGATCGTGGCATAAAATAATTGAGGAGTTTGTAACTAAACAAAAAACAATTAAATATGATAATACTATAGAATATACACATAATACTCCAGAAACAATGGAGCAGTTATATTATAGGACAATTTATGATAGTATTTATAAAAACCAAAGTCATTTGATTCCATATTTTTGGATGCCTAAATATGTTGATGCTGATGATTGTAGTGCTAGGTCTTTAAGCATATACAATATAGATAATAATGAAGCATCTATAGTGGATGAGTATGAAGACGAGTTAATAATTAATTCGGAGGATGAAGAAGAGTTAAGTGAGATTAATTTAAATGATTAGAAATGATTAGTAATGATTAATAAAAAACTTTTCTAAATCTTTTAATAATTTTTCTCCATTTGCATTATGATTTACGTTAATATTATGTGGAATAGATGGTCCGTGTAAAAATCCAGAAATTACTTTTTGAAGATCATTATATGGTATATTACATCTAGTATTCTGATAAAACCGTAATGTAATAATATTTATTGGTAATTCTATAGTATATGGCTGAACTTTTATATATGTTACATTACTTCCAGTCATATGTGGATGATACAAATCATCAATAAAACATATTTTGGTGTGATTTGGTATTTTTGTAGTTATTAAAAAGTCGCTGAGTGTTTTATTATGAGTAGTTCTAGTTTTTTCTATTTGAACGCCATTTACTTTATAGGCGCCAATATGATTATCAAATAATTTATAGTTTATTTTATGTTCTATAAAGTTATATATTTGTTTTGCCCATTGTTTTGGTCCATTATTGTTTGTATAAATACAAACCTTATAAACCTCGTTATTTATCTTTTTTTGTTTTAAAAAACTCATTATTTCAAAAATATTAGGTCTAAAATATTCTGGATATAAGTTTAATAAAAACATAACCTCATTTTGATTTAATTTTTTTTTTTTTAAAAACTCCAAGGCTTGACAAAACTGAGCAAATTGTTGAAAATATCCAATTGTTTCATCTAAATCAAATACTACTACACGCAAATCTTTATGCTTCATATTTACATATGGCAATAAAAAATAAAATAAATAAATCAAAATCAAAATCAAAATTATAATAAATAACAACATATTTATTTATTATATTATTATAATACATCAATCTTATAAATTAATCTATAAACAACAATTGTTGTATATGAAATAAAAATTAAAAATGTTATATAGCCTGCTCTATTTGTATTTTTAAAATATTTTTTATTTATATGGTCTCCTAATTTTTTATTACATAATTTTAAACAAGATGTACAATTACCAGTAGACTCTTTATTGTGTAATTTATCTAATATACAACCATCATAAATTATCCATTGAATCACTACTGCAATAGGTATCCAAGCAATATATTTGATATATTCTAACGGCACTAATATAAATGCTATTAATAATAAAAATACTAATAAATAATGCAGTTTTTGAAACAGTTTTTTGCTTAGCATATTTATATTTATAGTTATATATATATAAATATATATTTTTTAAAAACTCTTAATTGTCTCAAAATAATATAATAATAGTATATAAGTTAATGTTATTAAAAATAATAATAATTTAAACTCATTATTAGTAATATCTAGCCTTTTACTATATATTTTAAAAATATCAATGATATATATATTAAATAGTCCAAATAATATAAAAAATACAAAAGCACTTATATAGGCATCATTTGTTTTTTTTGCAGCAATAATATATGACTTAACATAATACAATGCTATTAATAAAAATAAAATGTGCCAACCAATTGTATAACTTAAAAAATATGTAATCATTGTTTTGTTATTATTTTTACTAATAGTTTTTAAAAAATCTAAAAGAAATGGATTTTTAAGCAATGATGGTACTTCATTTTTAGTTTCAATCTTAGTTGTATATCTATTTATTATAAAATCTTTTTTATAAATCAATGCTAAAGTAGCATTTAAAAATATTGAAATAAACAAACCAAAACTAAAATATACTAATATATCAGAATAATTAGTACTATTACATTTTATATAAATAAGTGTTATAGTTAAAATAATTAATGATTGAATACATAATCTTTTAGAAAAATTAATAATTCTTGATAAAAGTGATGTATTATATTTTTTTTCTAACATAACAGTTTCTATTTTTTGCATAATATATAATAAGTATAATTATTATACTTATTATACTTATTATACTTATTATTTTATTATTTTAATCAATATCATCTTCACCAGGCATTCCAGGCATTCCAGGCATTCCAGGCATTCCAGGCATTCCAGGCATTCCAGGCATTCCAGGCATTCCAGGCATTCCAGGCATTCCAGGCATTCCAGCAGGCTTTAGTCCCTCACATACTTGTTCAAGTTCTGCTTTTTTATTAGTGTAGTCTTCTTTTGATGCATATTTATTTGTTTCAAGCCATTTCATAGTTGAGCTTAAACAATTTTTAATTTTATCTTTTTCTTCTCCATCTAATGATTCTGTATTTTTATCATCTTTAATTAAACTTTCGATTTGTAAGCAATAACCTTCTAATACATTTTTAGCAGCATTGGCTTCTTTAAACGCTTCATCTTCTTTTGCATATAGTTCGGCCTCTTTAGTCATACGTTCTATTTCCTCTTTTGAAATACGCGATTTATCATTTGTTATAACAACATTGCTGCTCTTTCCTGTTGACTTCTCAACCGCAGTAACATTTAGAATACCATTCGCATCAATATCAAACGACACTTCAATTTGTGGAACTCCTCTAGGCATTGGTGGAATATCGCTTAACGTAAACTCTCCTAGTTTATTATTATCTTTGGTTCTAGCACGCTCGCCTTCAAATACTTGAATTGTTACAGCCGGTTGATTATCTGAATAAGTTGAAAATACTTGCGATTTAGTAGTTGGAACAGTGCTATTTCTTGAAATAATAACAGTCATAACTTCCCCAGATGTTTCTAACCCAAGCGATAATGGCGTAACATCTAATAACAATAAATCATTAATTTTTGAATTTTTTGTTCCTGATAATACAGCCGCTTGAACTGCGGCGCCATAAGCAACTGCTTCATCCGGATTAATTGATTTACAAGGCTCTTTTCCATTAAAAAAATCACTGAGTAATTGTTGAACCTTTGGAATACGCGTAGATCCTCCCACTAAAACAATTTCATGAATCTCGCTTTTAGACATTTTAGCATCACGAAGCACCTTTTCAACTGGTTCCATTGTTGATTTAAATAAATCCATACATAATTCTTCAAACCTAGCACGCGTAATTGAAGAAAAAAAATCATTTCCTTCATATAAGGAATCAATTTCTATAGTTGTTTGGGTATTAGAAGACAATGAACGCTTCGCCCTTTCACACGCAGTTCGCAGTCTTGTCATTGCACGTTTATTTTCACTAATATCTAGTTTTGTTTGTTTTTTAAACTCTTTTACAAAATAAGAAACTAATCGATTATCAAAATCTTCGCCTCCAAGATGAGTATCTCCAGCAGTTGCCTTTACTTCAAAAATGCCCGAGTCTAATGTTAATAAAGATACATCAAATGTGCCGCCGCCTAAATCAAAAATTAAAATATTTTTTTCAGCATCACTCATTTTATCAAGACCATATGCAATTGCTGCTGCAGTTGGTTCATTGATAATTCTAATTACATTTAACCCAGCAATTGTTCCAGCATCTTTTGTTGCTGATCGTTGTGCATCATTAAAATATGCTGGCACCGTAATTACCGCATCTGTTACTGTTTGTCCAATATAAGACTCCGCAATTTCTTTCATTTTAACTAAAATCATAGATGAGATTTCTTCTGGTAAGAAATGTTTAACCTCCCCCTTAAACTCAACCTCAATAACAGGCTTATCACCATCTTTTGCTATAACATTAAATGGAAAATGTTTAATATCAGCCTGCGTTGATTGTTCCGAAAATCGACGCCCAATTAAACGCTTTGCATCAAATACGGTGTTACTTGGATTCATTGATGCTTGATTTTTTGCGGAATCTCCAACCATTCTTTCTTGATCGCTAAATGCAACATATGACGGAGTTGTTCTATTTCCTTGATCATTTGCAATAATTTCAATTCTATCGTTTTGCCAAACTGCAACACAAGAATATGTTGTTCCTAAATCAATACCTATCGCGATTCTAGGGGGTTTCTCCATCTTTATATAAAATATATTGTCTACTATCTTTAATATATTTTATAGATTTAATTATAAAATTGAATTGAATTACTATTTTTATTAAATTATAAAAATAGAATACTATAATAACTAAGATGGATAACGGCATTGATAATGACAATACAACTATCTATGACAACTTTTTATACATTATTGATACCGCAATTGAAAGTGGTAATGCCTCAATTATACAACAAGCAATAAAAGATTATAAAAATATTCCAGAGGTTTATATTAATATGGCTAAAACTATTTATCTGCAATTGATCACAGAACAAATAGAAGGAATGAGTTTAACAAATTAACATAATTATGCAAATTGTTTAGATGGATTATCTTCAGTATTGCTAGTGTCACCAATAGTATCTAAATGTTTTTTACTGCTAATTAATAAATAAACACCGTGATAACCTAGGGTGAAAGTGGCTAAAACACCGAGCAATGGATAAATATAGGGATGTGCCTTTTTTTTATAAATGGCAACATATGCAATTAATGGAACAATAATCAAAATATGTAAAATATATATTAAAATATATTTCAAACTGGTATCTTTCTCACAAATCCAGTCCTTTTGTTTTTCAGGCATATGTGCGTCGGGTTTTATATGTCTTTGTAAACTATGGCCGCTTTTTCTTAATGGTAATGTTCTACAATCAAAAAAATAATCATACCAAGCCATAGCGACATAAGAGACTACAAAAATAATAAATAATGTAGCATATAATACATAAGAGTTTTTAATATTTGGTGAATATAAAAATATTATCATAATAATCATTGCAAAAATTATACATTTGATATTAAAAGCAAATGGCTTTTCAGGAAATATTCCTCCAGACATATATAGTATTTGTTTTTATTTATTTTTTTATTTTTTATTTTTATTTAGTAATTTTAAAAATAAATTACAATATTTAATTACTAAATACATTTGTCTATGAAGTTTATGAACTAATAAATAGTCTTGGTGTTTTTTATAAAATTTTTTTTCATTATAGGTTATTTCAGTTAAATAGTATACTTTTTTTTGAACCTTGCTTTTATATTCTGGATTTGTTAATTGTATTGTTTTGATTCTCTCTAATGCTTCTTTTTCTGTTTTAAAATAAAGTTGTTTTTTTGATTGATTATTTTCATTTTTACAAATTGTATATTTAACAAAAATTTTTATTTTAGGATAAATACTACTATTAAAAGTATTAAAAGTATTAAGCATAGTTATTGGTTTTGCTGCAGTCCATTCAATATTTGAAACTCTGTTGTCATTTAATAAACCATTTTTATGGTTTACATATGGTAAATTATTTGGATTTACAATAAATGCTTTTGCAACTAATTTATCTACTTTATAAAGTTTATATTCTTTAGATTCTTTAGACTCTGTATTTAATTTTAATTTAACTACATACTGCCCTTTTGTATTTACTTTAGGAGTTAATGATTTATTTGTTTTATTGTTTTTAACTTGACCTATGCAATTTATACAATAATTTGGATTAATAGTTATAGGCTTCCAAATACTCATTTTACTCATAATATTTAGTTTTTTAATTTTATATAGTTTCAATTATTTATTTTGATTTATTTTAAAATAAATAAATAATAATATTTTTAAATATTATATGAAAAAAATATATACTACAAAAAATATAATTTATATATTATTATTCATATTAATATTAATATTAGCTATTATGTTAATAAAATATATGGTCTCAAAAAAAGAAGTGTTTACAATTTCAAGATCGAATCCTTTTACTGATGGCATAAGTTTACCGACAAATTATCAACCTCAAGGACCTCCTAACACTTTTGTAAATTGTTATAATCCAACTCAATCCTATCTTAGTAACTTGCCATTATTGACTCTAACAAAACCGGAGATTTCTATTAATTTTATATATCATTCGACTGGAGTGGCAGCATCATACTCTGGGGGCGACCATTGGACTAGTATTTGTAGAATACAGGCATTTAATGCTGATGCTGAATGGGGACCTTTTGCAAGATGTCCTATCATTTTTGTTCGTCGAAATGATAATTACGCTGAGAACCATTTGTTCTTTTTTACACAAGGTTCTACTGACCGTAGTGGTCCTACAAATCATAATTTCCAATTAAGTAATAGCATGTCTAAGGGTATTGCATTCCACAAAACATATATGTTTACATTTGTAGTAAGAAATGAAGACCTTGTCTCGCAGAACCCTAAGCAGATAATGGATTTTTATATTGATGGAGAATTAGAAACAAGCTCAACTCCATATTACTCTAGACTTGATGACAAGCCACCAGGTACACCACCAGCTGGTAAAGTAGCATGCGCTTATGGACGAGATAGACATGCCATGTATTGCTCTTCAAATACAAATATCTCAATGAGAGATTTAACAATATATGATGGAGCATTAACTGGTACTCAAATAAAGACTATATTTGATAAAGTTAAATTAAAATTTGAAACTGAAGGAGATAAAGGAGATAAAGGAGATAAAGGAGATAAAGGAGATCCAGGTACGCCAGGTGCGCCAGGTACACCAGGTACGCCAGGTACGCCAGGTGCGCCAGGTACGCCAGGTGCTGAAGGAGATAAAGGAGATAAAGGAGATAAAGGAGATAAAGGAGATAAAGGAGATAAAGGAGATAAAGGAGATAAAGGAATTTCAGGTACAAATGGTATAAATGGGGCGCCGGGTTCTATAGGTCCAACTGGACCTTCTGGACCCGCCGGGATTACTGGGCCAGCAGGTAAAGACGGTAAAGATGGTGCAATAGGCCTACCTGGTTTAAGAGGTTTAAATGGTCTAATGGGACCAACTGGTCCAATAGGCCCGCCTGGTTTAATAGGACCAACCGGTCCAAGAGGCCCAGTTTCTAATAATAATGTTGCTTCAACTGCTGCAAAAATAAACTCAAAAGATAACATAGAAGATGACTTTTGCGAAGAATCTTTATAATATGCATAACAATAATATAAACATAAATATAAACATAAATATAAACATAAATATAATATAATAGTAATATAAGAATGGCTGCTAATAATGAAATAACTCTAGAGACAGAAAGATGTATTTTTGTGGATGATCATATTTATTTTAGCAATTACTACTTAAAATCTAAGATTACAGATGCTAATGTTAGCGTTAATAAAATTAACTTTGATAGAACTGAGTTTATGAATACAACAATGATACAAGACGAAAATAAAAAAACAGTACAAAATACAGTAGTAATCACACTGCCAGACATATCAGCTCTAAATGAATCATTATATTCAAAAGTAAAGCTTTCTGATAAGACTATAGATATTAATATAGCTGAAAATGAAATATTAGAACTAAAAATATTAGAACTAAAAATATTTAAAGATATAGACCAAATAAGACAGTTTCTTCAGTTTGCTGGTTGGTGGTGCAGTGAGGCACAACATACAGATTTTGATAATAGAGTTAAACCTGCACAAACTGACTTAGTGCCGAGTGAGCCATCGCAGCCTGCGGCCACTGGGTCCCAGACAGCTCCTGCTGAACCGGGTTGGTTTTCCAACTTGCTTCCTAGCTGGGGGCAGCAACCAGCCCAGCCATCTGCGCAGCAATCGGGGCAGCCATCTGCGCCGCAATCGGGGCAGCCATCTGCGCCGCAATCGGGGCAGCCATCTGTGCAGCCATTGGGGCAGCAATCTGCGCCGCAAATCGGAGGTGGCACTAAACAAACTAGAAGTACACGTAATCATAAAAATCGTAAATCAAAAAAAAATTAAATATTTATATTATTGTAATATATAAATATTTATATGTTTGAAGCAATTTCTCAGTATTATCAAAGTATGTTAAAACTTATGATGGCTTTATTTGCTCAAATATTTAAAACGATTAAAGTGATTGTAAATAAAATAATATTTTTAATTAAACTAGGATTTTCCTTAATTTTTATATTTTTTAAAGCCATTTTTTATAAAGAAAATAAAATTTACCAAAATATAGAAATTGGATAATTGGATAATTATATAAAAAATTAATATAAAAATAAATTATAATATTATAATATTATAATAATATAAGGATGCAAATCTTTGTGAAAACATTAACCGGAAAAACAATTACACTTGAAGTTGAATCGGCAGATACAATTGATACAATAAAAGCAAAAATTCAAGATAAGGAAGGAATCCCACCAGACCAACAACGCTTAATTTTTGCTGGTAAACAATTAGAAGATGGACGAACATTAAGCGATTATAATATTCAAAAAGAAAGCACTCTTCATCTTGTATTACGTTTACGAGGCGGATTTTAATCTATAAATATTAAGTTTTGTTTTGTGTTCGTTTTTTTACTCTTTTTTTTACTTTTTTTTTACTTTTTAAATGTTTTACAACTCTGAGTTTTTTTCCTGCGACAGGAACACCAGAAACAATTACAGATCCTATCACTGCTTGTTCTGCTGCTTGCCGTTGTGAACGCAGCAATGCACCATGTGCTCGTACAAGATCAGCCAATTTATTGCGTTCATGCGCCAATCTAAAGCGAAGTGTTGTTGCAATCATTCGCTCACGCTGTAGTTTTTCTTGACACTCTATCTCTAATGCTGACATTATATATTATATATATATTATATCATATATAATATATATATCATATATCATATTAAATTATGTTTTAAAAAAGTATGGGAGAATTAATATCAATCATTTTACCAGATGACAATTGTGGGATTTGACTATATTTAAGATGTAATAAGGTTCTCATATTTATTAACAAGTCTTTCCAAGTTAAATTATTATTTTCATTTAATGTTTTTAACAAGCACCAAGTTAACGCACCTTGAAACTTATTATCAATAAAAGCATCTGCGCTTGTTTGCGAGTCAAAGCAACCGCTTATCAAAAATACATTACTTTTAGTTTCTTTAATTGTTTCATTAATTATGAGGTCTTCATTGCCAGCTAAATAATTATATTTTAGGTCCATAAGAGTTCCGCTATGGCAGCAATCAAAAATAACAAATAAATTAACGCCATCTGGTAAATACTCATCTATTATTGTTTTAAGTTCATCATCACTAATATATTGATTATCAATAGTAATTAATAATTCATCTTTTTTATCGAGCTCATCATTATTTAAATCTTGCATATATGACCCGTGTCCGCTAAAGGTAAAAAAAAGTTTTTCTCCGGGCTTTGCATTAATTAATAAATCTTTGTATTTTTTTAAGATATTTTGTTTTGTTGGTTTAACAATAGTGTTATCAGTTAGCAAACATAAATTATTAGAAGTAAAATTATATTTATTACTTAAATAATTTTGTAAATGGTTAGTATCATTAATACATCCATAAAGTTCATTTTCTGTATTTAAATAATTTATACCAATAATTAATGCTTTTAATTCTATATTATTTATAATTTTTTCTTCTTCTTCTTGTTGTTGTTGTTGTTGTTGTTGTTGTTGTAGTAAATATTCTCTAATTTTATTATTTTTATAATTAATTAAATTAGTTTTATTAGTAGTATACATATTTTTTAACTGATTAATATAAAAAGTTTTAGCGCGATATGCCATTCGACTATTAATAATTTTTCTATAATTGTTACTGTAGAACGCATCTAATTGACTTAATTGTTGTCTAAACTCGTTTTCAATTAACTCTATTGAATTACTCATATTATCTATATATATGTGTATAGATAATATATTTATTTACTATTTATTTATAGGCCGTGTGGGAAGCTTACAAGATTGGCACCAATACCAAAGCCAGCGCCAGTTCTAGCACTTACCGCAAGTGCGGGTAAATATGTATCTAAAATAGAAAAGGTTGCTGCTGCAACTAATGCAATTAAAGCTGCTTCATCAATTCTTATATTTTTTGTAGGTATAACATATGCTGCTAAGGCAACAATAATACCTTCAAAAAAATATTTTAAGGCGCGTTTAAACAATTCATTTATATCTAAATATCCAATCAATGACATATAATAATTGTTAAGAAAATAATTATTAATGAATTAAAATAAATACTTAAATATTAAATGACAAGTAATAAATATTATAATGGATATTACTAAAGAAGAACAAAATGTAAAATATGTTGATTTATTAGATGAAGATCAATCCTTAGCTGGACAAAAATTTGTATGTTTATCTTTTCTCTCCCCAGAAAAAATCTTAAAACAAAAAGAGCAATTTTATTTTGAACAGTTTATGAAACAATATGATTTATTTAAATCGCTTGAGAAATTTACTCAGTTTTTAAGTTTTGTAGCCTATAAATATAAGTTACCCTTTGACAAATTACAAAGTGATTTGGAAGAGTTTGCAAAACTAGAAAAAGATAATATTTTTAATATTTCTTTAGATGCAGAATATAAAACCTATATTGACCATAATGAAGAGAGACTAGAACAGTTATTTAATAAGGATAATAAGTTTCAAACATCAACAAGAGGATTAAAAGTTAGAGGCTGTTTTCCGTCGCAAGAAGAAGCCGAAATGCGGTGTAAAGTGCTGAGAGAGCTAGATCCAAATCACGATATTTTAGTTGGACCGGTTGGTGTATGGCTTCCTTGGCATCCAGAAGCATATAAAACTGGTAAAGTTGAATATTTAGAATCTGAACTAAATGAGTTAATGAATGAAAAGCAGAAAAATGAAAAAGCAGCTAAAACAGAATTTGATAAACGGATTAAAGAAGCTAGAAAACAAGCGATTGAAGAGAATATTAAAAAGGCAAAAGAAACAGGAAATGTATTAACACAAACAATAAATAAGGATGGCGAACTTGTAAATGTAAAAGACATTATAAGTAATGAAAATGGATTATTAAAACAAGGTGAATTGGCTACACCAGATGAAGTAAGAGATGTATTATTTAATACGTCTAATGTAGTTACTGAAAAAACAGATTATGGCTACAGTCAATTAACTAGCTTACAAAAACCCTAATTAGTAATATAGTAAATATATTTATTCTAAATTGGCAGCATTAGAAACTGATTCTAAAATAGGAAAATATGCAGCTGGAGTGCTAGTATTATTTTCATTTTTCACAGTTGTTACAATTTCTTCCTCAAGGGTTTTTTGAATTGGTTCATTATAAACAGGGTTTTCTATTTGTATTTTTTTTTCATATAAGCTTAAATCTTTTAAAATAGTGTTTGATGTAATAAACTCACTAGAAAAAACATATGCTAACATAATAAAAAGAAATAACAAACTAATGATCACTTTAAACATATTATATATATTAAATATCTATATTTTTAATTAAAATAAAAAAATATAAAATAAAATAAAATATATAAAATTGAAGAATATTAATAAATTATTCTATAAAATATTAGTATTTTATAGAATGTATAAAACATATTTAGGACAAAAAGGATATTCTATTTATAAAAACACATTGTCACTTAAAGAATCTGTTTTTATAAGAGATGAATTAATGGCTAAACCATATATTCCTAAATCACCAGTAGAATCAGAAGCATTTCCTATATATAAAGAATCCCCGCAAAAGTTTTATGTGCCTCGGGTATTTGGAATAACTCATTTTGGTCAACCAAATGAAATAAAGATTAATAATTATGAAAAAATTAATATAATTTTTAATGGTTCTCTCCGGGAAGATCAACAATTAGTGGTTGATAAATATATTAATACTATAAAAAATGGAGGATTTGGCGGTCTTCTAGATTTATATACTGGATTTGGTAAAACAGTTTTAGCTTTAAAAATTATTGCTCAATTAGGCGTTAAAACATTAATTATTGTGCATAAAGGATTTCTAGTAGACCAATGGATCGAGAGAATAAAACAATTTCTGCCATATGCTAATGTTGGCCGTATTCAAGGACAAGTTATAGATATTGATAATAAAGATATTGTCATTGGAATGCTGCAATCTTTATCAATGAAAGACTATCACGAGTCACAATTTAATAGTTTTGGGTTAACTGTTGTAGATGAGGTTCATCATATATCAGCTGAAGTATTTGTAAGAGCATTACAACGAGTCGTAACAATGTATACATTAGGCTTAAGTGCTACAATGAATAGAAAAGATGGATTAACAAAAGTATTTAAATTGTTTATTGGAGATATTATTCATAAAGAGAAACGTGAAAGCGATAATAGTGTATTAATAAAAGCAATTGAGTTTAATGTGAATGATGAAGATTTTAATACAATTGAATATGATCATCGAGGAAATGCTAAATATAGTACTATGATTAGTAAATTATGTAATTTTAATATTAGAAGTGAGTTTATTTTAAAAATAATTAAAAATGAATTGGAACTTAATAATAACCAACAAATGATTATTTTAGGACATAATAAAAGTTTATTAACATATTTATTTAAAGCAATAGAGCATCGTAATATTACAACAGTTGGTTATTATGTTGGAGGAATGAAAGAAAAAGATCTTAAAATTAGTGAAACTAAACAAATATTGGTGGCTACATATTCAATGGCATCGGAAGGATTAGACATTAAAACTTTAACAACATTGGTGTTTGTGACACCTAAAACTGAAATAGAACAAGCAGTTGGTCGTATTCTAAGAGTAAAACATGCTAATCCTTTAGTTATAGATATAATAGACAAACACGACATATTTAAAAAACAATGGTTAAAGCGGCGACAATTTTATCATAAAAATGGTTATACAATTCAGTATAATAATAATTATACTAATAATGATACTAACAATTGGACACTATTAAGTAAAAAGACAGAAAAAGAATTAGAAAACATAGATAATTTATTAGTAAATAAATGTTTAATTACTGGTTAATTAAATTGAAACCCTTCATATTTTGTGGTAGTTAATATGGGAGGAACGCTGGAGTCTTTATTATACATTTTATCTAATGGAGTTTCAAGTCCTATATATTGGTTCATTGGGTCAAACCCAGGATATAAATTATTATTAAATGGAGGATTATTCCGCGTAGAATCAACTAATAAAGAATTATTATTAGTATTATATAAATCCAATCCAGAAATAGAAGGTGCGCCGCCTTCTTTTTCAAATGGAGATTTTCTATTAACAAAAACTGCTTCTCCTTGAATATTATATTCTTTTTGTAAATATAATTCAGGACATTTTTTTCCTTGTTCTTGTTGACTTTTATAATATTTACGATATTCGTCTAAATTATTAAACTTAAGAATTGCTTTTTTATATTTATTCATTAAATATATATATTTACCTTTTTGTATTAATACATCAGGACAATCCTCCTTCTTATTTTTATTATAATTATTCACAAACCAAAAAATGCCTACTATAATTATAATTATTAAAATACTATAAAAAATATCAATTAACATATTATATAATATATTATATAATATATTAATATATTTTATTAATATATAAATGAATATTATATACTATACAAATCAAGATAGTAATATTAAGGTATCTTTAAAACATAGTGGGTTAATAATCACAATGCCGGGCTGTGGCTATTGTGAGCAATTAAAACCTGTTTTAAAAGATCTAGATGATAAATTAAAATTTTATAATGATGATGGTATAACTAAAATATATAATATAGAAAATAAAGCATTTGATAAAATTTTAACTAATAGTAAAATTAAAGCTGCAGTATCTAGCGGCTATCCTACAATTTTAACAGTAAAAAATAATAATGTACTTCAAATATATGATGGGTCTAGAACAGCGGATGACTTACTTAATTTTTTTATACGTAATTTAAAAATAAAAAAATTTAAAAATATTAAAAACGTTAAAAACGTTAAAAAAGGAGGCACCCAAAAAAAACATAAATATTCAAAAAAACATAAAAAGTCAAGAAGACATAAAAAGTCAAGAAGACATACATAATTATTTAATTATTTAGATAACGTATTATGATGTTTATTGATAGTTTCAATTGCAATATTTATTGTTAAATCCATATTATTTAAATTTACAACTACTCCATTTTCATCCAATAATCTGATTTTTAATTTTGAGATTTTAACAGGTCCAAAATATAATTTAGTGTTAAATATTTTGTCTGTATAATCTTCAAAACTTTTGTCATAATAATTACATCTATTTGGAATTAATGCTAATATATTTGACACACTATAAGTAAATGCTTCTGAGCTATTATTTTTTAATTCAGCATTAAATCTAAAAAGTTTACTTTGATTTTTATTAAAGTCATCTACTTCCAGTAAAAAATAACGAGTGCCAATTGTATTTGCAGTTGATTCCGGGTTAAATCCAACCTCTAAGCTGATTGTTTTATTCTGATTATAGTAAGTTTCATTATTTATGGTTTTAAAAAAATTATAATTTAATTTTCTATAACCTAATATCCAACCCAAATTTAGAAATGCCGGTCTATTTGGGGTTATTTTATCAGTAAAATTTAAATTAAATCCCCATTTATAACCGTGTGCTGGTTGATTTCCACTGCTATCATTTACTACAAACAATAGTTTGCCTGTATTATTTGTTTTTACTATTTTAATAACTTTCGAATCTGTTTGATTATTTTTAAAGCAATCATTATTTATAATAGTTACTAGTTCTGTTACACTATAATTTCCATCTGGAATAGTAAAGTCTTCTGTAGATATTGAGTTTTGAGAGATATCATTTGTGGTGCTATTATATTGAAAAAATGTTACTGAAAAATTATTTGTTCGTAAATATTCAGAAATAGTGTAATAACTATTAATTAACTCAATAGATGCTAGTTTCATTGAAACTACATTATGATAAGGGTCATTTAATTCAACTATAAAGTCACTACTACTTTTACTATTATTATCTCTAAACTTACTATTTATTGATAAAATAGATGAAGTAGTCTCTCTTTCTAATGGATTTACTAAGCCTTCTGTATATTTGTTTAAATATCCTTTCACAAATAATGTTTCTTTTTTTTCTGATTGTAACTCGCGATTTGCATCGCCTAATAGGTTAGATTTAAAATTTGTATTATTTTCAAGTAATGTACTAATTATTTCTTCATTTTCTTTATAATAACTAATATTATTTGGATTATTGGGATTATTGGAATTATTGGGATCATTGGGATTTAAACTATTAGTACTATCAAGAGCAAGTGAGCCCAGATAGTCTATCTCCATTGAATTATTGTTTTTAATATTAGAATTAAAGATTTTAAATGCTGCTTTTGTATAAAACTTAATTAATTTTTCTTTATTTTCTGGCAAGTCATCATTGTCTTGAACACTAATTAATGATATCGTTTTTGATAAATAATCTTCAATTGTAATTATATCTATTTTATTATCTGTAATATTAAATAACTTATGTAATTCATCTAGCGAATAATTATTTATATTTAAATCCATATATATTACTATTATTTATAATATTATAAATAATATTACTTATATTCTATTGTTTTTATTTTATCATAATCAGTATGTCCTGCAAAATGTATAAAATAATTATCATTTAAATATTGATTTAAACTAATATTTTCAATATTATCTAATTTAGTTAAACCCCATACAGCATTAAATCTATTATCTATTACTTTATATAAATTATTTTTTTGAAGTTCATAACCTATACATGATTGTTCAAAATGAAACCCTCTAGGATGTGATATACTTTGCAATATATATTTATTATATATATTTAATAAAAAATCATTGTGCTTTTTTGGTTGCATTACAAGAATGCCTGAATTAAAAACCATATCAGTTTGAATATCAAATCCGCATAATTTATAATAATTAACTGCTGTTGTCTCCCACCCCATTTTTTGCTGTAATTTTAATCTTCTTTGTTTAGAAGGTTGAGAATATTCGTCAACGATTCCAATGCTATCACCATAATCTATATAATTATGAATTGGTGGAGAATTAATATTAATTATAATATCCGCATCTATAAATATAATAAAATCATAATCATTTGACCATTCTTGATTACAAACTAATATTTTATTAAATGAAATTGTAGCTTTATTAATAATCTTTTTATCTAAAAAATCTCTAACAACTTTAAAATCATAACCATTTTTTACAGCGTAATCTCTTTGACTTTTATAAAACAATTTTTTATATTCTTCTAAATATTTTTCTCCAATTGCAATTGTTACTAAAAGACACTTCATAATATATTATAATGTATAACATATTATAAACTAATTATAAACTAATTATAAACTAATTATAAACTAATTATAAACTAATTATAAACTAATTATAAACTAATTATAAACTAATTATAAACTAATTATAAACTAATTATAAACTAATTAAGCTAATTATATTAGTATGTTAAAATGTTTAATTCGAGTAAGCTAAACCACCCATACCCGACATAATACGAAGGACGTTATAGTTGGTGGCATAGACACGGACCTTGGCAGTATTGGTGCCACCAACAGTCGCGTTAGAAAGCACAAGCTGAAGAGTGGCATTGTCAATTCGCGAGAAATTGCAAGTGCCCGATGGCTGGTGCTCCTCAGGGCGAAGAGCAAAAGAATAAACATTAATACCAGTGTCGGGGGTTCTAGTGTGGTGCTGGTAGGGTTGAACGAGGTCAAAGTAGGTGCCTTCACGCTCAGAGAAGCGGTCTTGGCCGTTAAGCTGTAATTTGGCAGTAACAACTGGATTCTCACCCCAGCAGTGCATGTCAAGGGAAGTCTCAGTTAAGACAAATGTGCCGGCATCCGAAACCGAGGACTGGAAGTCAGTCGAACCTAGCTGATTGGCAGTATTTAATAAGGTTTGGTTTGCCGACTGAACGAATCCAGAGTGGTTGAAGTTGGGAGCTTGATAATCCCAACCAGGGAAGGTGACCGCATCAGTGGCACCGGGATCCTCGAAGAATCCAGAAGTGTTAATAAAGGCATTCGGACCACTGACAGAGCCAGGGCCAGCAAACGCGTGAATGCCATTGGGTAAGACATCAATCGCATCAGTGTAGTTAAATGGCTGGGCACCAAGAACGCTGAATAAGGGGGTTCCAGTAATTAACGACGCACAATAGTCAACATTTGCGTCAGGCTGGACAACCCAAATAAGCTCTTTGCAAGGATGATTAAAGTTTAATTTAATCTTGTTAGACGAAGAACCAACCGACTCATCACCAGTGAATTGAAGCTGCTCGATAAGATACTCGTGAGCACTTTGAGCCATACGTCTGCGCTCATCGGTATCTAAAAACACATAATCAACATACAACGAGGCCGCAACAAGCGACATCTGGTATGCGGTCGACACTTTTAAGGAGCTGGTAGATGAGGTGTTGCTTAACGAAGTAACCGCCCATAAGCATTCATCAATCGGGCGAAGGTCAAGATTAATCTTAATTTCGTGGTACTGAAGAGCAATTAAAGGAAGAGCAAGGCCGGGGTTACGGCAATACCAGAACTGTAAAGGCACATAAAGTGTGGTCTCTGGAAGAGCATTGCGGGGGGCGCAGACCTGGGTGGGCGCGCTGGTAGCGCAAGGGCCATCCACCGCCGCAAACGATGGGTCAGTAATAAAGGTTAACTGAGTAGTGTTGCCAACCATCTTGTAGTAGCCACGCTGCTGCTCGCTAGTAAGAGTTAACTGATTCCAAATATGCATCCAATCACCATACTGACGATCAATGCGCTGGCCGCCAATTTCAACCTCAACAATCGAGATAATTTGCTCGCCGGGGAAGTCTAACCAGCGAGCAAACACGCCGGTCTCTCCACGGTGCTGATCGCCGGGGCCAGCGGGGGTGAGTACCGAGCGGGCAGGAGTGGGGTTCATTTGCTGGTTAATTTCTGGTAGAGTAATTTGTAAATATGTGCGATATGCTAAATCACCATTGCGAGAAATAGTGCAAGTTACACGGCGGCCAAAGTCAGCCTGTCCGTTAAATGTTTGCTCAATCGATTCCATTGCGAAATTAGTATAGCGACGATATGTCACCTTCCAAAATGTGATCTGTGGATTTGTAGTAAGATAAACGTCTTGTGCGCCATAAGCGACGAGTTGCATTAAGCCTCCTCCCATTTTATAATATAACAAAAGAAAAAAATTTTAATAAAAATATAAATTAAACTAATATTTATATTTTTGTTAAAATTTTTTTTGTTTAAAATGTTTAAAAACTCTTAAAAACTCTTAAAAACTCTTAAAAACTCTTAAAAACTCTTAAAAAGTGTTTAAATTATTACTTTAATTAACTAAATTGTAATAATAATGATTAAAATGAATATTATCCTTAATATATATAAATATTATTTAATTAAATATATATAATTACTAATATTTATTAAATGAATAATTTTAAACCTAAAAATCTAAAAACAATTATTATTGAAAAACCTAAAGAATCATTAGATTACAAACACGAAAAGTTTTTAGATGAGTTTATAAAAAATTCAAATGAAATTATTCCTAAATTAGAAAATGATAGAAAAAAATTATTATTAGAATATAATAATAATAAATCTTTTGATGAAAAATTAGAAATTAAATGTTCTATTAAAAGTATAGATGATAAAATTAATAGTCTTAAAAAAAAGAAAAAAAAATATTTTTTAGATAATTCTACATATATCTTTAATTATTTTGAAGAAAAAAAAAATATACCTAATACAGCAAGTAATAAGATAGTACTAGAAAAGTTTTTCAAAATATCGGATTGTAGCGACAATTGCATTACAAAAAATAATCTTAATATACAAAAATATTTTTCAAATATTGATCCAACAAATATCGATATTAATAATTTTATTTGTGAAGCAGATATATGTAGAATATGTAATTTTGGAGAGTTAATTCATATTGAACATGAAGGCCTCTTAGTTTGTAATAATTGCAGTGCAAATCTTAAATATATTATTGAAAATGATAAACCAAGTTATAAAGAACCGCCTAAAGAGGTTTGTTTTTATTCTTATAAAAGAATAAATCATTTTAGAGAGATTCTTGCACAGTTTCAAGCTAAAGAAACAACTTTAATACCGGATGATATACTTGAAAATATAAGCCAACAAATTAAAAAAGAAAGATTAGATATTAAAACAATATGCAATAAAAAAATAAAAGAAGTACTTAAAAAATTAAAATATAATAAATATTATGAGCATATACCGTTTATAAAAGATAAGTTAGGCGTTCGCCCACCTATAATGACTTCTGAATTAGAAGAAACATTATGTAATCTTTTCACCGAAATACAAGTTCCATATGCGAAATTTTGTCCAGAAGAGCGTGTTAATTTTTTAAATTATTATTATACTATTTATAAATTATGCGAATTGCTAAATCAAAAAGAATTTCTGCCGTTCTTTCCGATGTTAAAGGATAGAGAGAAAATAATTGAACAAGATGAAATATGGAAACAAATATGTAAAGAATTGAATTGGCGATTTATTCCTACTATTTAAAACTAACCTAAGTTATTTTTAAAAAACTTCTTCCAATTTTGCTTGTTGCAAACATTCCTATACCAGAAGCTATTTGTAAATAAAATATATTTGTTTTCTTAGTACAGCAAAGTAAATAACTAGATAAAAAGATAAATGCTAAGAAAAACATCCAAAACAACTTAGTATAAAAATCCATTATACTATAAATAAAAAAAAATAAATATAAATAAATATAAATAAAAAAAATAAAAAAAGAAATAAAAAAAGAAATAAAAAAAGAAATAAAAAATATAACAATTTAAGAGAAACAAAAAGAAATGCACGAGGAGTGTTTGATTCAAGATTACCTGGTCTGTTAGATGATAACGCTAAAGCGGAATATGAACGTCTTTTGAAAGCCGCATTTACCTTAAATACAGAAATGCTTGCTAAACAAAATGACGAAATATTAGAATTAGAAAAGCAAGGAGTTGATGGTCCAGCCAGAAGAACGCGTAGTAAATTCAGATTGCCAGATCCAGATCCTAGAGTTGCTAGGCTTGCCAACTTACTAAAAGAAAGAGCATATACAAAATATGCTTTAAAATGGAATGAGAATGGATTAACTAAATTAGAAAAAGGAATAAACGAAAATTATAGAGAACTTATTAGACCACGAGCTAATTGGGATATGGAAAGAATGGCGCGTTTACCTTATCCTTGGATGTAAGTTTTTTGCATATTTAAACTATTTTAAATATTTAACGCCAAAAACACTAGCATATGTAGTTCCACACATACACTGAAATGTGAAGTGCTTTGCCTTAGCTTCATTAATACCCTCGCGAAGTTCTAAAACTCTGCGAGTATTATTTACATCTGAAATGAGATTGGCAAACTCGACCAATTTGGAAATATCGTTTATAACACAACGACTGGATTTAATAGAGGTCTTATGTTTATCTTGAAGACGTGTAGGATAAACCTTTCCATACGACATCGCACGCGGTGTAATAATTAGCATGAACAAGAATACGATGAGGACTTTCATAGTTTAGATTGTATTTAATTAATAATAAAAACTATTTCAATTTAAAATATATATATACCGTTTTATTATTTAAAAATTGAATATATTATTATACTAACTTTGTTTATAGTATAATAATATGAGTAAACCTAAAATTAGCTATAATAATGAATTATTACAAAAATATTTTTTAGAAAATAATATTAATTCAACAACCGATTATAGTGATATAAATCTTAATCGCGAATATAGAATTAAAGAAAAATGTATAGAATGTAATGATTTATGTGATAAAACTTTTAGAAAAATTATAGATACTGGGTGTTATTGTAAAAAACATATGACACAAATTAGAATTAGAAAAGCAAAAGCCACTAATTTAGAAAGATATGGTGTTGAAAATCCTTCTTATTCACAAGAAGTAAGAGATAAAAGAAAAGCGACTACTTTAAAAAATTATGGGGTTGAATGTTCTTTACAATCAGATAAAATAAAAAGTAAAATTAAAGATACCTGTTTACAAAAATATGGTTTTGAATATGCTTGTCAATCCGAAGAAGTAAAAAATAAAATGAAAGCAACTAATTTAGAGAGATTAGGTTTTGAACATCCTTTACAATCACAAGAAGTTAGAGATAAAATGAAAGCAACTAATTTAGAAAGAAGAGGTGTTGAACATCCTTTACAATCACAAGAAGTAAGAGATAAATGTAAAGCAACCAATTTAGAAAGATTAGGTGTTGAAAACCCTTCACAATCAGAAGAGGTTAAAGATAAAAAGAAGACAACATGTTTAAAAAATTACGGCGTCGAACATCCAGCACAAAATGCAGAAATATCAGAAAAAGCGTCTAAAAATGCATACAATGGATATGATTATGTATTTCCTTCAGGAAGAACTGAGAGAATACAAGGATATGAAAATTATATGTTAAATGATTTATTATTTAAAGAAAATGTATCAGAAAATGATATTATAGTAAGTAGAAATGAGGTACCTATTATTTGGTATAAAGACGCTGATGATAAAAAACATAGATATTTTGTAGATTGTTTTATTAAATCACAAAATAGATGTATTGAAGTAAAATCAACATGGACTGCTGAAAAGAAACAAGATAGTATTTATTTAAAGCAAGAAGCATTAAAAGATGCTGGTTATTTATGTGAGATTTGGATTTATGATTCAAAAGGAGAAATAGTAGATAAAATATATTAAATTATATATTTATAATAAAAATTGAATCTATTTTTTATTAAAAATAGATCATAATAATTTAAAAAGCAAAATGATTTTTACAAAAGCAAAAAAATTTATATATAGCAAGACGGTATTTAATATGTTATTTTTAAATGAATTAGGGCCACTTGGTCGATGGGGGCAAGAAAAATGTGCAATTAAAATAAATAAGAAAATAGATTTGGCAAACGAAGACAACTGTGGTCCTTGCGGTGAATATATATTAGAAAAGCTGAAAATTACTGCAAATAAAGTGAAAGTAAAACCAAATATAAATGAAAACTCTCCGTGGTTAATGGCAGAACATGAAGAACAAGAACATAAAAATTAAAATTTTAAATATAAAAATTAAAATTGAAATATTTAAAATTTAAATAATAACAACACACACTACGTATTGCTAATGCAAGTGACCAAGACTAACCCTAACACTATGCTTCATCTATGCAATTTTCCGTGCTTGCCGATTGAATTGTCTTCTAAGATATACGGACAAGTATTAAACAATCATCGGGAAAAAAGTGCAAATACTATTATTCGCCATTGGTTTAATTATATATCAAAAAAAATTACGGCAGCACAACTCATTGTAAGTGTGAATGCCAAAATTATAGGTGTTAATTATTATTTTAGATATCATATACTAAATGAATTATACTTTGTGTTAACCTATTGCGTTAAATATTTAACTGGACGAACAGAAGATAGAGAATGGTGGTTACGACAATTAGATATTATTGAAGGATATTTAACATACAATCACTATCAATTTAGTTATACAATTGAACAAAGCTCAATGTTCTTAGTAACACCAAAAGCAAAATGGGACGCAGTAAAAAAATTACATAATAAATTGTTGCATCTATTTGTGGATGATCTTGAGCTTAATGATTAACTTTATTTAACTTTATTAATAAATTGGTCGAACAAAATACTTTTCACTTCTTTACATCTAAACTCTTCATATTTTTTTGCGAATTTTTCTTTTTCTGGCCATTTAGTTTGCAGTTTTTCAATATCGGCTTTCCAGCTTTTCATAGACAATCCGCGTTTGGCAATAAAATCTTCCATTTCTTCTAAGATTAAAGCAAATACTTGTTGAAGTGGTTTCATAATTTGATTGGTAATATAAAAACTATAATCAATTTTAAGTTTATTTTTTTCTATAAATGCTGGAGTTTCAATCTTTTCTCCTTGCAATGCTTTTTTGTCTTTATTCTCAATATAGATAAACTCGATTCTATCACCTGGTTTTGGTTGATTTCCTTGTTCGCGTTCTCCTATTCTCATAGCTAATACATTATGTGCAATTTGTTTTGGATTTTTATAATAAGACCGCAGCGATTTTGTGATGATTAATTTTTGTTGTGAATATTTTTCATTAACTACATCTTCCAATGATTGTTTAACAAAATCCACTGCCTTATGAACTACTTGTTCTTTCATTAATATGTCAATTACTCCGCCATAGATATCTTTCACAATTGGCGCATTATCACGTCGCTTTAATACAATTCCCATAGATTTACGTTTTCCTTTATTTACATCATCTTCATATAAAATACCAACATAGCGTTTTTTAGACAACAAACAAAACGGTAGAAATGTTTTTTCATATTCTAAGTCGTGTGGATCTTTTAAAAACATACTTGCGAGGGCGCCGGCTTTTTTTGCCAGTTCAATCGTGATTTCTAATGCTTTTTTTCCAATAATTGGTTTATCCTCCATATCTTTTAAATTAAATGTGAAGAATACTGAATCAGTGTCTCCATAAATATATTCACCTTTGCATTTAACTAGCCCATGATTAGTTGTTGCTTCTTGCACATTATCATAACAAGCTTCAATTACTTCTTTCGCATAGATCAATAATTTTCGACCAGTTGCAGTAGTACTAGCAGCAATATCTTTGTCATAAAAAGTGCTCGTTTTAGCACCAGTTTGACCATATAATGAGTTCGCGGTTACTTTAATTGCTAATTGTCGTTTATCTAAAATATTCGTCATAAAAGGATCACTTTCATTTTTCATTTGTTTTTTTGTGCTTTTTCTGGCTGCTAATAATTCTTCTAATATAGAAGGCATAATTGCTTTTCCTTGTTGATATTGAACAAATCGGCATACTTTATAACCACATTTTTCTTTTATAGCACATCCTTTTGGTGTTTTTCTAACCCACTTAAATGTATCGTATGTTATATTAATATATTCAACATTTTCTAAATTATCATATTCTTTTTCTCCAGTTTCTTTTATTAAGTTATCTTGCAAATCATATTCTTTTGTCCATACTTTACTGTCGTGTGATATATTTTCACTAATAATAGAGGACGGATAAAGCGAACTATAATCTACACACGCAACTGGTGTTTTTAAATATAAATTACATTTTGGCGGCAATACAATTGCGCCTTCATAACCATCATCGCTAGTGTCTTTTTCGATTACAGGCATAAGTGTATTTTTTTCGCGACATTTTTGTGCAACATAAGAGGTTAATTTAATGCCCTGCCCTCTAAACACTAAGAAACTCATTGGAACCCAGCATAAATTAGACATTTCTGTATAAGTAGTTAATGTATCATTTTTTCGCATCAAATCATGGACTAGTTCAGTGTCTTTTAAACAATATTTTCCAACAATTGAACGACCTTCTGCGCCGCCATTGATTGTTAAATTAAATATATCTTGTGGTCCAATATCATCTTTTCCAAGACACCACCGCAAGACTTTTGTTTTATCTGGTTCAATGATTTCATTTAAAACAATAGTATTGTTAATTATATTATGAACTTTAAATTTTTTACCATTTTGAAACTGTTCGGTTGAATGGCCAATTTCTTCAATTACAATATAATCATTTACATTTAACCCAGTTAAGTTTTTTGTTACTAAACGTGTGGTTGCATTATCATAGGATACCTCAGTAATTATGTCACCAATAAAATGCCCTGAAACATAATCTAATTTATAACTGGGCAGCTGTTCTTCGCGTCTAAATAAGTTTAGAAAATCAATTTGCATTCGACCAGAAATATGAAAATAACGTAAATTGTATTGTCCGCTCGCAATTTTTAAACTGTTTTCTTCAATTGAAATTGCGCGTGGTTTATCAGGGCCTCGCCAAACCTCTTTATAACACTTTTCGTTTTTTAGTCTGGATAATTTGCTAAATGCAGGCATACAGTTTAATTCAATAGTGCGGTCAAACATAAACCCTTCATCCCAGCCGTGATGATTATATCCAATTATAATATCTGGATTCTCTTTTTGAATAAAATTGGTCCAAGCTAATAATGCTTCTTTTTCGGTGTCATATGTTTCTACAATTGCATTTTCAATCGGGTCACAACTATTCACAACAATACAATGTCTTAAATATGGCTTGGCTTCTCCGTTTTTTCTTATAGTAGATCCAATAAATGTTACTCTATCTCCTTCAATTTCTGGGAATAATCCTTCCCATTTATTTAAATGATTTGGATTGTGTTGTCCAAAACATTTAGTTAATTCTAAGATTTTAGTATTTCGTAGACTAGAGTCATTTATAATTTCTAAAATATTAGATTCAGTATTTTTATGTCCTGCCTTATATGTTTTTTTATGCGCCACTTCTTCGATACTATTATGATTATAATCAGCATCTATATGATCATTATCCTCGTCATCCTCATCTAGTTCATCTTCCGATTCTTCTTTTATGTCGATATAAGTTGCGTGGTTTGCTGGTTTAATTTTAAACAATTCTTCTATTTTTTCATCTAATTCTTCTTCGCTGATCTTAGTTTTTAAATAAACACGCTCAATCCCTTTACATTCATCATACTTAAATGCGGACTTGATTAATTTTGTTAATAATGTAGTAGTGCACTCTTTTACTTGATTATTTATTAAATAATCAATAATATTTGTGGCAACTTTAATGTAGTTTTTTTTTGCAAGTGGAAAATCACCGTGGCTGCTAGAAGCTTCAATATCTAAACTCAAAATTTTAAATGGAACGCAAACTTTTTCTTTTTCTGGATCAGTACACGGAACTATTTTTTTATAATTGATAATAAACTCATAATCACAGGTTGTAAGTTTTTGTTTAGTAATATCATAAGTGCCGTTTTTTAATTCCACCCAACCAGAGGGTTTAATTTTACAAATATGAAATAATCTAAGCAAGGGAGGGATTTGTGCTTCATATAATTCAGTTTTGCAATTTAAAAACTCTACTCCATTTGCTTTTAATTTTTTTTCATATGTTCCATTTTGTTTTATTTCATCGTAAAATAAGTTTTTACATTTATTATAGGCTTGTAAGCTTGTAAAATTGACTTTAATAAAATTATATTGTTTTTTATTATCAAATCCATAAAGTTTATGTCTTTTCATTAATTTTCCACATAACAACGAGTCTTCATAGTAACTTCCTAAACTATTTCTGAGAAATGAAATAAAGTCAGATACATTTGCATTATTCCAGTCATCATCAACTTTAATATAAAAGAATGGATAATAATCTTTTACAAATATAGAAGCAGTTTTTCCAGTTTCGTCAATTCCATACATTTGAATTATAAATTGTTTTAAATCTTTTCCAGGCACATATTCTATTTTTTCAAGATGTAAATCCTCTCTTATGTCGTATTCAAATAATTTGAATTGATAGGAAGGCATACTAATAGTATTACTGTTATTTTATTTTTATTATTTAATATTATAATTCAATTTTTATATTTTTTGTTTTTATATTTTCATATTACCATAAATAAATATGACTTAATAGTTTTGGTGTATAATAGCCATCGCTTTTGGCTTTTTCTTTTTTAATTGCTAGTGTTTTATTTTTTGTTCCTGAATGTCGTAAAAAATAATTTTCCATTCGTTTTCTTGTATTATGATTTTGACTTTTATATAATTGCAGCGGCGTTCTGTCTTTATATTGTTGATAATTTTTATCTCCAAAATGCAGTTTTCTTATTTTTTTTGTTTGTTTATTTTTAATATAAGCCGTATATTTTTTATTCGCTGGACCTTTTTCAAACTTAACAATGATTTCTTTCATTCTTCTTCTTTATATTAATAAATAATATTAATAAATAATATTAATAAATAATATTAATAAATAATTAATTAATATAAATAAATAGTTAAAATTAATTTACTATATAATATATAAGAATGAGCAATGAGTGCCAAGAATTAAAAAATATTAAATATAAAACAATGCTTTTAAATGGAAATCAAAAGAAATTAAACTCAGTAATAAATAATATATCAAATTTAGATATATTATTAGATAATGAAACAAAGAAAAACAAAGAAGAGTCATGGAATAAATTAGATAAATCGGCAAAAATGGAAAAAATAACGCAATATATTGAAACTATTGCAATTACACATAAATTAAATATTGATGAAAAAGAAGAATTAAAAAAATACTTGAGTACTATTTTAGATAAAAAATCGCTCCAAAGAAATAAAGATGTTATCTATAAAAAAGAATCTGGCGTATTAGAAAGTATTCCAACGTTACAATTTAATAATAGCACAAGAAAATTTACATTGCGTCAAAAGCATCAACAATCTGTTTTAAAAAATCTAGGGCCCACTCGAAAAAATAAAATGGCAGTTAGAGCAGTCTCTCCAGAGAATACTAATAAAAGTTAAAAGTTAATATTAAATATTTTATAGCTGTATAATATAATATAATATAATATAATATAAAATAATATATGGAACCGACTAATATTATTAATGAAATAATATCAGGATTTACAATTGCTTTAGTGTTAATTCCAGAAAGTATTGCATTTTCATTATTATTAGGACTTCCTCCGTCCGTAGGATTAACTTCTACCGCAATTATGTCATCTGTAACATCTATATTTGGAGGCTGTCCCACTCTTATATCTGGAGCTACTGGAGCAGTAGCTACCTCATTGCTTGGTGTAAAAACATTATATGGAACAGAATATGTATTTTTAACAGCTATTATTGGTGGATTTATTCAACTATTATTTGGAATTAGTGGATTATATAAATATTTTTCAAACATTAGTCAACCACTTATGACTGGATTTTTAATAGCATTAGGTGTTTTAATAGCCAAATCACTAATTAAAAATTTTAAGTATCCTAATACAGAAAATTGGTTTAAAGATAGTGATAATTATAAATTAACAGGAACACTATTATTCTCTCTTATTAGTCTTTTCATTACTGTGTTTGGTAGATTTTTGTATAATTTTTCATATAAAACAAAAAGTATTAAAATTAATATTCCTGGAGCACTAAGTGCTATTATACTATTAAGCATTTTATATTATATTATGCCTATTAAACAAACAATAGAAATTGTAGGTACAAGAGGTAGTACTAAAATAAATAATATTGCTTTTAATATTCCAAACGTAGAATTAACAAGCGCAAATATTTTAAAAGTCCTACCTTTTGCTGTTGCAATGGCTATAACTGGGTTAACTGAGAGTATTTTTATGGTTGATGATACAAGTAAACAACTTAAAATTATTAGTAGTCCATTAATAGAAACATTAGCACAAGGCGTTGGAAATATAATATCTGGATTATGCGGTGGATTTGGAGGCTGTGTATTTGTTGGACTAAGTAAATATAATGTGGAAAATGGCTCTAAAACACGAGTATCTTCACGAGCAACCAGTTTGTTTTTTATAGCACTAACATTAATGTTTTCAAGTACTATTAACAAAATACCAATGCCCGCAATTATTGGTATTATGATAATGATTGCGTTTAAAACAGGCACAGCCAAGTATGACTATTTAATAAAGAAGTTCAAAAGCGAATGGTTAATTATTCTTTTAACAGCAAGTTTAGGTATTTATAGTGAAAGTCTTGCCTTGGCAATTATAGTGGGTTACATAGTTCAATCAGCAATAAAATATATTAAAAGCATATAAAGAGACTCTTAACACACTAAAATTATAGAATTTAAGCATTCTATACCAAATAAGCTATAATAACGGCACACCAATTAAAATATACGCAATAATTGTATAGTAAAACATTGTTCATTCTATATTATAACAATTATAAAATTTGTAACAATTCGTGGGTTTCAATTCGCTCACGAGGATTTTCTTGAAATGAGACCAATTTTTATATTTAATATTTATTATCATTTTAATATAAATATAAAATTGATAATAAATATAAACAATTAATAATATTAAAGTATAGTATGGCAAATGTCATTAACGTTAGACCGAGTAAATTAGACATTGCAAAAATTAAAACGGAGTGCATAGAATTATTTAAAGAATATGTCACTAAAAATATTCTAGAACTGAGTAAAGAATGCTTTGATATTAAGGTAACAGATTATATTTATAATCATATTATATATTCGAATATTAGTATTAACAATACTAACAATACTAACAATATTAATGGTCATAATGATACTAATGAAAAAATAAGAACAATTGTTAAAAAAACAATTAAAACCGCGTGGTGCAAGATTATACCATATAGGTCTTATAGTAATAGTTTTATTCGAAATGTAATAGTAAATAAAACACATTTAGATAAAAAATTAGAATATTTGCGAAACGCAGAACAACCAGCACAGAGAACAGATGAGTGGTATGCATTTAGACATAATTTACTAACAGCGAGTTCAATCTGGAAAGTATTTGGTTCGGAACCAATTATTAATAGTATCATTTATGAAAAATGTAGATCAAGATTTGAATTTGCGCAACAATCATTAGATTCTCCAATGCACTGGGGTCAAAAGTATGAACCTATATCGGTTCAATTATATGAACACACGTATAATACAATAATTGAAGAGTTTGGTTGTATTCAACATCCAAAATATTATTTTATTGGAGCGTCACCTGATGGAATTAATATGGATCCAAATAATGGACGATATGGTAGAATGTTGGAAATTAAAAATGTAGTAAGCAGAACAATAACAGGTATTCCAAAAATGGATTATTGGATTCAAGTTCAAGTGCAACTAGAAACGTGTGATTTAAATGAGTGTGACTTTTTAGAAACTAAGTTTGTTGAATATGATGGGTATGATGAGTTTATAAATGATGGAACATTTAACTATTCGAATGATAATAAACAAAAAGGCGTGATTTTATTATTCTCAAAAAATGGAAATACTTATTATGAATATCCAGAACTTTTATTAAGTCAAGAAGAATATAATGTATGGGAAGAAAATACTATTAATGAAAAAAATATTGACTCACAATGGTTAAGAACAATTTATTGGAAGTTAGAGGTATTTAGTAATGTATTAATTTTACGAAATAAATTATGGTTCGAATATGCATTACCTAAAATAAAAGATGTGTGGGATACAATTGAAAAAGAAAGAATTGAAGGATGTGAACACCGAGCACCAAAGAAACGAGTTTATAACAACAACAACAACAACAACAACAACAACAACAATAACAACAACAACAATTACGACAATCAATATAATAAATTAGTAAATAAATGTTTTATTTCAATTACAACTACTAATTGATTATTAAAAAATGCTTAAAATAATAACGCTATATAAATATAAATGGAAATGGAAACAACAACCGCTACATTAGATGAAACAAAAGATATGATTGTAGTGAAAAGGTCAGGAAAAAAGGAGGCGGTGTCATTTGATAAAATCTTAAGTAGAGTTAAAAAAATTGGAGAGGAGTTTAATTTAAAAATAAATTATACAGGGTTAGTAATTAAAGTGATTGATCAATTACACGATAATATTAGTACAAGTAAAATTGATGAATTAACGGCGGAACAGGCAGCCTCTCTGTCTACAAAACACCCAGATTATGGTGTCTTATCAAGTGCATTGGTTGTTTCTAATTTGCAGAAAAATACGACCCCTTTGTTTTCTGATGCAATGAATGAGTTGGCAGACAAACATTTAGTAACTGAGGAGTTTATAACCTTTGTTAATTTGCATAAAAATTATTTAAATGATTTAATTGTTCATTCGAGGGATTATTTAATTGATTATTTTGGATTTAAAACGCTTGAACGCGCTTATTTGATGCATTTTAATAAAAAAATTATTGAGCGACCACAATATATGTGGATGCGCGTTGCCATTTTTATTCATTTATATGATTTAAATAAGATTAAAACTACTTATAATTTACTTTCGCAAAAATATTTTACACACGCAACACCAACATTATATAATTCTGGCACTCATAGACCACAATTAAGTTCTTGTTTTTTAGTTGCAATGGAGGATGACAGTGTAGATGGTATTTATAATACATTAAAAGAATGTGCTATTATTTCGCAACACGCAGGAGGGATTGGTTTACATATTCATAATATTAGAGCAACTGGGTCGCATATTAAAGGAACGAATGGTACTTCAAATGGTATTGTTCCGATGTTAGGGGTGTTTAATAAAACTGCAAGATATATAGATCAAGGTGGAGGTAAAAGAGCTGGCAGTTTTGCGATTTATATTGAACCACATCACCCAGATATTGAAGATTTTTTAGACTTAAAGAAAAATCACGGAGATGAAGAGTTGCGGGCTAGAGATTTATTTTATGCTCTATGGATTTCTGATTTATTTATGGAACGCGTTCATACAAATAGTAAATGGTCTTTATTTTGTCCTAATAAAACGCCTGGGTTAGAAGATTGTTATGGAGAAGAGTATAAAAAATTATATAATGATTATGAGAGTAAAAAATTATATATTAAACAGATTAATGCGCGTGATTTATGGTTAAAAATATTAGATTCTCAGATAGAAACTGGAACGCCTTATATGCTTTATAAAGATCATATTAATTCAAAGACGAATCAAAAAAACTTAGGAACCATTAAATCTAGTAATTTATGCACTGAAATTACTGAATATAGCAATAAAAATGAGACAGCAGTTTGTAATTTGGCATCAATTGGATTAACTAAATTTGTTAAATATACAAAGAATCCATTTACAAACGTGACTATTTATATTCAAAAAAATTGTTCGCAGTCATTATTATTAAAAGGGTTGCTTACAAAACGCAAAATTAGTTTTAAAGAATGCATTATTGAGAATGGTAATGAAGAAGAATATAATACATTTAAAACAAGATATGGAGTAGATAGTTTGCCGCAATTAGTAGACAACAATTATTTAGTTGGAAATTATCAAATGGTTGAAAATCTTTTAAGAAATAAGTTTGATTATGAAGAACTTCATAGTGTCACTAAAATAGTAACTGACAATTTAAATAAAATAATTGATATTAATTATTATCCAACAATAAAAACTAAACGTAGTAATTTATATCACAGACCAATTGGAATTGGCGTGCAGGGTTTATCAGATGTATTTTTATTATTAGATTATCCATTTGAAAGTGCTGAAGCCAAAAACATTAATAAAAATATTTTTAAAACGATTTATCACGCTGCATTAGAGAAGTCTAATGAGATTGCAAAAGAAAGGCAAAATGAGATGAATCATTTACTCTATAATTATAGACTAGAAAATTGGAGCTTTAAAAACGATTCTGACTTGTGCACTGAATATACAATTTATAACCGTCACGACGCCTCAATTGAACTTTCGCGAGCCAAAGATGAAATTCTTAAAGTGTTATTAGATAAACATCGACCAATTAGAAAAGAGGTTGAAACTGAGTGGAATACTTTAGATTATTGTGCGAGTTTTTGCGGTGCATATTCATCCTTTGAAAATAGCCCAGCTCATAAAGGGATTTTACAATTTGATATGTGGAATGTTGACCCGGCGAAGGATTCGGATTCTACTATTAATTATGATTGGGATTTATTAAAAGAGAGTATTAAAAAATATGGATTAAGAAATAGTTTATTAGTTGCGCCGATGCCGACTGCCAGCACTAGTCAAATTTTAGGAAATAATGAATGTTTTGAACCATTAACAAGTAATATTTATTCACGTAGAACATTGGCAGGAGAGTTTGTTTTGGCAAATAAGTATTTGATTGAAGATTTAATATCTTTAGGAATCTGGGATGAAACAATTAAGAATAATATTATTCAAAATAAAGGAAGTGTTCAATATATTGAATCAATTCCAAAACAATTAAAAGAAAAATATAAAATTGTATGGGAAATGTCTATGAAAAACTTAATTGATATGTCTAGAGATAGAGGAGCTTATATTTGCCAATCTCAAAGTTTAAATTTATGGGTGGAAGAACCTAATCATAAAGTTTTAACAAATATGCATTTTTATAGTTGGAAACAAGGGCTTAAAACTGGCTTATATTATTTAAGACGAAAAGCCAGGCATCAGCCACAGCAATTTACAATTGAACCTGAATTAAATAAAAATAAAGAAGCGACCGAAGGGTGTGTGATGTGCTCTGGGTAAGGGGGCGATGCCCCCTTAAACCCCCCTATAAGGGCGGGGGGAGCCCTTAAACCGACGGGCTTTTTATTTGGCTTTTATAGGGCCGCATATAGGGCCGCATATAGGGCCGCATATAGGGCCGCATATAGGGCCGCATATAGGGCCGCATATAGGGCCGCATATAGGGCCGCATATAGGGCCGCATATAGGGCCGCATATAGGGCTTTAGGAGTTTTGATGATTTCGGGGTTTTTGAATCTTGTCGGTTTAATTAAGGGGGCAAAGCCCCCTAACTGGGGTCTAAGGGGGCAAAGCCCCCTTATTATATAATATATTATATAATATATATAATGTCTTATAATGCGCGTATTAGAGCTTTACAGCGTCGTTCTACAGGAAATAATTGCGAATGCAACAATCTATGCGAACGTTCGTGGGTCACTGGATCAAGCCAAGCAAATGGTATTGGTATATCATCAAGATTAACCAATACAATAAGAAATAGAACCAATACTATAACTGTGCAAAACTCAATTATAACAGATAGTAGAAATACTGTGGTTGTTCAAAATCAGTTAAGTGGAGTTGGGAGATTTAGAAGCCAATTTTTTAGGGGCGATGGTATAACATATACAAAGTATGTTTATGTTCCAGTATCCTCTAGATAATAGGAAAGGCTTGTTGTATATTTAAATTGTGTTTTAATACATTAAATATATCTAAATTATGCTCCATTATATAATAACAACGAAAACAAACTAACACATCAGTTAAAGAATTATGTAATCCATTTACTTCTTCATTAAAATAGTGCTTGTATAATTCTATTAATTTTGGATTTTTTATATATTTAGTACCGTGTATAGAGGTTAATTCTATATTTGTAATATATTTTCCTTTTTTCATTGTACAATAGTGAATAATAGGTTTATTTTCTTTATTCATATTAAAATTAAATTTAATATTATTTCGTATGCATTCTACTCTAATAATATTCATATCAAATTGAATATTATGACCTATAATAACATCTGAACTCATTAATGTATTAATAAAACTGGTGAGCACCGTTTTAATTGGCTGTCCACTGTTATTACACATTTCACGTGTTATATTATGAATTGCTACACTATCATCTGAAATTATAGTATTATTATTTAATTTTACGAATGAATCATATAGCTCAATAATTTCATTACTTGAAGTATCGTAAAATATATATGATAGTTGCATAATATAAGGCCATTTATGGGTTGCGTAAAGCGACTGCCCTTTCTCTTCTGGTAATCCAGATGTTTCGGTATCAAATACTAATAGTTTCATTTTAGTATATTATTCGATTATCTTTATTCGATTATTTGCTTATTCAATTATTCAATTTAAATTTTAAATTTTAAAATTGAATAATAAATAATATATTATATATTATATATTATAGTATAGTATAGTATATGCAAGCCATAGAACACCAAGACTGGAATACTGTTACAATTAATAATTCAAAAAAAACTAAAAAACCTGCACTAACAACTGCAAATAAACAATATACATCTACAACTCAACCTAGTATTGCAAAAATTATTATGAAAGAACCAATTGGAAAACTGATTGCACAAGCAAGAGTAATTCACGGTAAAAATCAAAAAGAATTGGCTTCTATGATTGGAGTATCGCAGCAATTTATTGCTAGGTGGGAAGCAAACAAAGAACTACCAAATAATTCTCAAATTGCTCTGCTGGAAAAAACTCTAAAAGTTAAACTTCCTAGAAGTCAAAAAATATATATTGATGAAAATTAACAAAAATTATTAGTTTTTATAATAATTTCTTATAAAATTGGTAAGTCCAATAGAAGAACTTATTTCTTTTTTATAAACCTTATTAAAATCATCCATAACTTTATTTAATATTGAGTTTGGAGAATCTGTTAGTGTGTTTTCATAATATTCTTTAACTTGTTTATCTTTCATATTTTTAATAATTACTATTAATGTTGTTATTAATATTAATAACAATATAATTTTAGTACTAATATACATACTATATATAGTATATATACTATATATAATGTATATTGTTATTTTACTAAATAATTAAATAATTAAATAATTAAATAATTAAATAATTAAATAATTAAATAATTAAATAATTATACATCAAAATAAGGATTATCTGTTATATTTATACCGCAATATTCTTGTGGTTTGTTTTTATAATCTACCGGTTTATATATATTTATTTTTTCAGCATTTACTAATAAAAATTTATAATTCTCCCAAAACTCGGGAGTATGTCCTATACTAACAGTACATACGTGGGATAATTCGTGAATTGCTACATATGTTAAAGTATTTAAATCAATTAAATTACTAGTTTCTTCTTTTTTAACGTCTAAACAAAATGCTAATTTCTCGCCTTTATTTTCGCTATATGCAGTATATTCACTAGTTGGTAGAATTTCTACAATTTTATCAGGATTAAATCTCTTAACTAAACGTTTGCATCTCTCATCTGATGGATATGTCTTAATACAATAGTCAACTAATTTTATCAATCTCTCATTTACTTCGGCTAATCTATCAGCAGCGTCTTCTATTTTTTCTCTCTCTCTAACGCAATATTTTTTACCATTAACATCAGAGACAATACACTTTAATTGAAATGTATCAGAGTTAATATAAATACGGTATATTATAATAAGAATTAATATAATTAGCACAAACGTTAAAAAATCAAAACTTAATAACATATAATATTATGTGTTATTAAATCTTATTTTAATTTTATAAAATGTCAAATATTTATTTCTTGTAATTTCGCAACCAATCTTCAGCTGACATTTTTGCACTGTCACTATAATAAAACTTAATTAAATTTCGTAATTGGTCAGTTGGTTCATCATTTAACCGTTCATCTGATAAATCTTGATTTCTTGTAGTAATTTTTTCCCAACTATCTCTAAATTTTTGTAACTTCTTTATTAATTCATCGCGCGTCATTGAACTTATTGGTTTGGTTGGTGGTTCATACATTCCCCTATAATTAGTAATTGGTTTATTAATTCTATCTTGTATGAGTTTTGTTGCTTTTTTTTGTTGGGCCTTATCTAATAAATTATAAATTAATTCTAAATCTTTGCTTTCAATTAAAAAATTGCGTACTCTAACTAAACCTTGTGCCATCTTTTCTTTTGAACCACTTGTTGTGACATTATATTTTTTAAGTAGTTGTTTTAATTTCTCTACTGAAATGTCGTTTTTTTTGCTTTTATTAATTATATTTTTTGTTGTCTTATTGTTTCCTAGATTGTTTGTTTTTTTTGTTTTTTTTGTTTTTTTTGTTTTACTCACTTTAGACCACCGTTTACTATTTTTTGTTTGTATTATGACCCACATATTACCATCATTGCCGCGTTTTTTTGTTCCTATTGTGAAGTTTTTAGCACTTTCAGTTGGTCCTTGTCTAGTTGGCATAGTGTATACATAAGAATAATATTATTAATATGTCATTCCTTTTACAAATATTAACATAGCATTATTTGCTTATGTTATTTTAAGATTTATGGCTTTATGACGAGAGCCTTAAATCAATTAAAAAAAATTGATTTAAAATTATTTTAATGAATAATCAATAATCAATAATCAATGCTAAAGAATCAAATGCTATTTAAAAAAACAAATTATGAACCCCATCTTAATATTGAACTACTAACAGGTTCATATATTGAAAATCAATTTAAAAACATATGTGCGCAAACTATTTGTGATGCTTATATGAATGAGATTTTAATAATTGAATATTTGAAATATAGGATGAAGACAGATAAGATAGCATTTATTCTAGATTTGTCATTTGTTCAAGATTATATTGAACATATAAAGAAAGTTAGCATAACTTGTGAAGACATTCCTGTAATAACTTATGTATATAATACACTATTGCGTGAACCAGGAGATAGGGAACTATGGCCACACGATGAAGCCTCGCTAATCCTTAATAATAGTCAATGTTTCTTTGATATTGATGAGGACAAACTAGCAAATGAATTAGTAGACTTAATAAATGAAATTTATGATACTTTATCTTAAAATTTTAAACATAAATCTGTTTGTTTATAAAATTAACATTTTTTTCTATCGGACGCAATATTTTTATTATTAACTATTAACTATTACAAATCAAAAAAATAACAACATATATACTATTATATGTTGTTATATGTTTTTAAATATTTTTAAATGTTCTTACATATTACCACCGATTTCTAAAGGACGTCTTAAAGTATCTGGTTCAATTGTGCTTTGTAACCATGGACTCACTGCAGATCTTGGGTTTGCTGGTTCAGATCTTAATTGAAGATTTGCATTTCTTAAAGTTGAGCCAACGGTATCAATTCCGTGATGAAAACCGGCATTTAACATATTTAAATTAGCGCCAGGTCCTTGTCCTACTGGATTATTCTCTCCAAACTCTCTATTATTGTCTGGAGGAAGTAATTCAGAAGGATTAAAATTTCCACTATTTGTTTGTGGTATTTCTCTACTTTGAACATTCATAGCAATTGGTGTTTCTGCTAAATCAGTTTGCAAAGTATTAGTATTTGGATCATTATTATTTACGAAACTATAGCTTAAAGGCGAAAGAGGAGCAAGGGATTGTGCTTTGTGAGAATTATATAAAAATATAACTACTCCAAGAAATGCTAAAATTGCTAAAATCATAGATAAGTTCCGATTTTTAGTCAGATTTGAAAAAGCAGACATATTTTTCATATATATAAAATAATATATTATTTTATTATTTTATTATTTTATTATTTTATTATTTTATTCTAAATCTGATAACTCTGATAAATCACTTAATTCATCTAGATTATATTTAATTTTAATATTTTTAGCTTCTAAATTTGCTTCTAAAGCTGCTTTTCTAAATTGTTGTGCTTTTTTAAGAGCCGCTTTATATATTTCATAATATACATCTTTTGGTGATTTTAATGAAATATTATTAGTTTCTATATTTTCAATATTTTCAATATCTAAATTATATTCTTGTAAGTTATCTAAAGTTTCTTCTTTAATTTCTTCTTTCTCTTCTTTTTTTTCTTCTTTTTTTTCTTCTTTAATTTCTTCTTTAGTTTCTTCTTTTGCGTCGTCTTCTTCTTCATCTTCTTCTTCATCTTCATCTTCTTCTTCCTCATCTTCATCATCATCTTCATCATCATCATCATCAGCTTCTTCCTTGTTATCATTGTCCTGAGGTTTTTCCTGAGGAGTTTCATCATTTTTTTGATTATTATTACTTTGTTTTATTAAACAATTGCTTTTTATTTTATCTTCTAAAGATAAAACCATTATTTGTTTTATTGTAATTTCTATTTTAAAGCTTTTCGAAGTAAATTTAATACCTTCAATATGAAGTAATGGAATTAATTGAATATTATTTTTTATATAATCATAGTCTAAAAAGTTTTCATTTTCATCATATATTAAGCATCCTTGTTGTTTAATATTTTTTAAAGTAGGAACATTAGTTCTAACAATTAAATTTTTTCCAGAATTATATGGTTTATAAGTATTTAAAAACATATTTTCAATATCATCTTCCATCATTTCTGTTTCAAACCATAATTCACGTTTCTCATAAATTAATTCCCTGCATCTTGTTTCTAAACTTTCTAACCAATTTAATAAATCAGTTTCAAAGTAGTTATATTGTAAATCTATATAGGAACGTTTATTTGTGCATGTAATTATACCATTTTTACTAACACATTGTGGAAATTGTAAATATAAAGCAACACCTTTATTTGAGTATTTAATTTTTGTAAAAAAATTACCGCCTTGTAGCGGTGTAGGATTTTCTAATGAAAGTTCTTTAAAATTAAATCCTACTAAATTAGTTATTATGTTTTCCATTATAAGATAATATAGAAAAAATCAAAATATATGAGACGCAATTTAATAATTAATTATTATTAATTGTTTCATATATAATATATGAAATACTTATATTATTTTCTATTTTATCATCTTGTTTAATAATCCTCCATTTATGTTCATCTAATTTAGGAAAAAACACATCACACTCATAGTTATTATTAATTAATGTTGCATATATTTTATCTATTTTATCTATTTTATTATTATTTAAAAAATCATTATATATTTTACCACCTCCAATAATCCAAACATTAGTATATTTTTGATTAATACAAAATAATTCTAACTCTTCTAAAGTTCTAAATGTTTTAATATAATTATTTTTTGGAGTATTTATTGTAATATCTAATGTTGTAGACAATATTAGATTATCTCTCCCCGCTAATGGTTTAGTTAAACTAGTCCAAGTATTTTTTCCCATAATAATAGCGTTATTATGATCATCCCCTTTTGTCATTTTTGAAAAATATTTTAAATCTTCAGAAAAATGCCACGGGATACTATTATTTTTTCCAATTCCTCTATTATTATCAAATGCTACTATGATATTATACATTTTATAAATAATTTATATTTATATTTATATAATATTTACAAAATAACTATTTAATATTTAAATAATATATATAAATAGTTTATATGTCTCAAGATACATTTAAAATATATCATTTAGAATATAATAATATAAACAAGATTGAAATTTTTAATGGGATAGCTAGAGCTAGTGATAGTGCTAGAGATGACATATTTGATACTGAAGAATTAGAAGAAGTTACAGATAAAAAAATTCAAATAATTAATAATGAATCAACCATTTTTTTTGATGATACAATTGATCTTATTAAAAAAAAAATTTTAAGCACTAATACTAGTTCTGGTGCTGAAATTATATATGAAGAATTATATTTGTATTGCGAACAAGAAATAACTTTAACAATTGAAGAAATATTTAACAATTTAAAACATAAAGATATTGGATTTGTTTCTAAAACTGTATTAATAAACTTTTTATATAATATAAATCAACCAGAAATACTAATAAATAAATTATCTATCTCCAAAGAGTATTATGATTATAATGAATTAATTGATTTTTTTTATGAATTAAATGAGAAATATATTAATGAAATTAACGTTATAATACAAATCCCATTAGAAGTAGAAACTAAAAAAATGAAATATAATTCAGAAAAAAATATATATCCATTTCTCGTTAATCCTTTTGGTACTATACTTCCAAATGACCATAAATATGAAACAAATAGTTATAATATATTATTTAAAAAAATAAACAAAGTACATAAAAATAGAATATTTTGTTGTCTAGCAACGGATGTTCTAAAATATGCGATTAGTCAATCCTATGAGGAATCTGAGTATATTAAGCAATTTTATCCGCTTTTATATAAAGCAGATATACTAGATTTAAATACATTAGAACAACGAAAACATAAAATATATGTCGAATATAATGAGAAAAAAACATTATATTTAGAAAATGACCAAAAAATAGTTGCTTTAAATAAAATATATCTTGATAAAAATATAACGATTGAACTAGAGGAAGATGAAAAATCTGAAGTAGATGAAGCTGAAGCTGAAGCTGAAGATGAAAAATCTGAAGTAGATGAATATGAATCGGAGGATGACACCTCTGAGGTAGAGGTAGAGGAAGCGGAAGATAAAGCGGAAGATCAATCTGAAGATACTAAAAATAAAAATTTTATAAATAATATTTTAAATATTGAGTTTAAAATTAAATCATTGCATAATAATACCATACCACTAGATATAATATTTAAAAATATTCATTCAACTATTAAAATGCCACTTATTAAGCTTATTCCTGCTAATAAAATGGAAAATATATATAGATTATATACTGATAAAATATCATATGATGGCACTAAAATACCATTTTTAAGTAAATTAGAAATAAAAAAAAAAAAAGAAATAGGAAAAATTAAAAAACAAAAAGAAGAAACTGAAACTAAAACTGAAAAAAAAGGAGTCTATTATTTTATTAAAGAAAATAATATTGAAATAATCATCGGATTCAAAGAAGATATGTCTATTATAACTAACATCAAAATGCCTACTCCACAATCTATTAATTTTATTAATAAACTAACAAAAAGACTTGTTCAACCGCTTATAGATGAAATTAATACACTAATTGAAGAAACTGGTTTTAAATTATTAAGTTTTGTTAGTTTACAACATGATACTGTTGATATAATTGATTTAACTTATAATTTAATTTATCCAAACATTATACAAGAATATATTTTGAGAGAAAATGTTCTTAAAAATATTAATTTATTGTTATCTGTATTTGATGTTATAGAAAACAACATAGAAAATCAAACAGGAATATTATTAATTTATAAACGAGTTTCTAATTATAATCAAAATAATTTTATTAAAGCATTCATTAATAATCTAAAAAAGAAAAGTATAGACAAACAAGTTATTATATCTGAATTAGCTACAAATCTAAATCTATCAAATGAAGATTCAATCATTGAAGTTGACAAATATTATGAAGATAAATCTTTAAATGATATCTTTCCTGGACTCTTAACTAGTATTTCATTTAAAAAACCATCAAACTCCAAACTAGATATTAAAGTATTTGGTTTAAATAATTTAAATTATTTAAAAACAATAGACATTTATTTACAAAGCATTTTTTATATTTTATTTAGTAATCAAACGCTTGATACTACCATATTAACTCAATTTAAAACAGCTGATAAAAATAAACTACTTAAAGAGATTGGCTTTGGAGTTAAAGACGAAGATGAAGAGGATGAAGACGAAGAAGATGAAGACGAAGACGAAGACGAAGATGATGTAGATGTAGATGTAGATGTAGAGGAAGAACCAACACTAGATCCAGAACTTGAAGCATCCCCACTAGAAGACTCAGAAATAGAAGACTCAGAAATAGAAGACTCAGAGATAGAAGACTCAGAACCTGAAGAGATAGAAGACTCAGAACCTGAAGAGATAGAAGCAGAACCAGAGATAGAACCAGAACCCGTTCCAGAAGACTCAGAACCAGAACCAGAACCCATTCCAGAAGAATCAGAGATAGAAGCATCGGATATCGAAGAACCAGAACCAGAACCGGAACCCGTTCCAGAAGAATCTGAATCATTGCAAGACTCTATACCAGAAGTTATACCAGAACCAGAACCAGTGCAAGACTCTGATGTTGGGAGTGAGTCTGGGAGTGAGTCTGGGAGTGATTCTAGCGAGTTTCTTAAACGTTACATAGGAGGTGCTAAAGTAGGGATAGAAGTGCGTAACTATTTTACAAATAGAATGAAAGAAAAAGATCCAACATTAAACATCGGACCCGGAGCATTAAAAAAACAAGGAATCAATGAATATGGAAGAACTTGTCAATCTTCCAAAAAAGGAGACATAAAAAGACAACCAATTATTCTTGATCAAAAAGAAAAGAAAAAAATAGATAAATTACATCCTGGTTCATATAAAGACAGTGTTGAATATAATACTCCGACAGGTGAGAAGTTTTGGTATATATGCCCAAGATATTGGGATTTACATAATAATGTAAGTTTGACCGAAGAAACTGCTAAATCAAAAGAATATGCTGATAAAATATTAGGCAAAAGTGATAGTAAAACAAGTGCTAATAAGTTTATATTATACAATGAATTATATGAATATCCTTATTTATTAAATAAAGATGAATACTATCCTCCTTGTTGTGGTAAGAAAAAAATACATAAATTAAATAAACTAGAACAAAAAAAGGATGAAAATTATATATTAAGTTATGATAAAGAAAACTTAGATCAAAACCGCTTAGCTTATTTGCCAATTGCGGTTGCAACTCTTTTAAAACAAAAACAATCTAATGCACATACTTTAGAACCACAAAAAATATATTTATTAAGACAAGGAGTAGAGAAAAATGAGAATCAGTCTTTTATTGGAGTATTGGCTGATTTATATAAGACTGATAAAAAACAATATACTATCGAAGAAATGAAACAAGAAATAATTAATAAAGTAAATATCGACACCTTTATGGGTTTACAAAATGGTTCTTTAATCTCTATTTTTAATGATAAAAATATTGCAGAATCAGAAGAATCGAGTGTTTTAGATTCTTTTAAGTCATCTATTTTATATAAAAATACGGATATGAATAATATTTTACAAAAAAAAGTATTTATAAATATTGCAAACTCATATAGTAATTTTATAAGATTTATAAAATCACAAGGAAAAATAGATTATTCGTATTTATGGGATTTAATAAGTAAAAAAAATGGGTTATTTGTAAATGGTGTAAATTTAATTATATTAGAACTAGTAAATGATGATATGACTGATAAAATTAATATTATTTGTCCTTCAAATTATTTTTCTAGTGAGCCCTATACTATAAAAAAAGATACAGTCATTATTATTAAACAAGATAATACATATGAGCCTATATATAGTGTTGAATATAATGGAGATGCCAAGATTAAAAAAACTAAAAAGAAAACAGATGTTACAATCACAAAGTTTTTTAAAAAAACAAAAACAATGTCTGAAATAAATAATGTTATTTACAAAATATTTAAAAATGTTGAAGAACATTGCGCGCCACAAGAATCACAAATAAAAAAATATGAGTTTATAAGAAATAAACCACTTAAAGAAGTATTTGAAATACTTACATCTTTAAATTATAAAATTGTAAATCAAGTATTGAATTATAATGGAAAAGTTATAGCTTTAATTATTAAATTAAATAGTCAAACATTAGACACATTTTATATTCCTTGTTATCCATCTAATATTTTAATTGATATGGTTAATTCAGATATAAAAATTATTTGGATTAGTGATGTTAAATGGAATACTTATAACAAAACAAAAGAGTTTTTAGAAACATTATATCAATCAAGTAATGAAAAAATATCTTGTAAACCCGTTTTAAAAGTGATTGAAACCGATATGATTGTTGGAATTATTACTAAGACTAATCAATATATTAAGATTGAACCACCAGAGGATTACAAGTTGATTACAGATAATCTGCCTTCTATAAATTATAAATATATAGATGTTAATTTAATAAATAATGATTATATTAAAGCAGATATAGTATCATTAACCTCCAAAAAATCAAAAGATATGTCTGATTTAAATAAAATTAATTTCGAAAAAAAACTATATAATTCATTTAGAAATACAATAAGAAGTTTATTATCCAATATTAAAATAAAAATAACGACTAATTATATTCAAACTATTTTAGCTATTATTAAAAGTAGTGAGTCTAATTATTTTGAAAAAAATGAAGCAATTATTCAAGAATTAAAATCATTAACTAGTAAATATATAACATTTATAGATATATCATATGATGAATATAAATCAAATAATAGTGATGAAATAAAATCGTGTGTTAATAATATTAAATGTAAAAATACTTTTTTTTGTGAATATGATGAAGAAAATAAAATATGTAAATTAAAAATACCAAAAAATAATTTGTTTAGTAATACATCCAATGAAAAATACTATTATGAAAGAATTGCAGATGAATTAATACGTTATAATAGAATTAGAGATTTCATTTTTAGCCAACGTTCATTTTTAAATTTTTCTTATAATAAATACAATTTAAATCCTAATGAATTATTAATTATTGAATCTAAATTAAATGATGATTTTTTTAATAATCTTGTTCCAATAAATATATATAACACGGATGTCATACCATATGATATTGTTAATCCAAATAATTTACGAAAAAATAAAATTTTAAAAGAACTTACATACAAAGATTTTGAAAGTAAAGAAAATGAGTTTGAGTTTAAGTTTCCAGATCCTAGTAAAAGTTTATCTACCCGATTTATTCCAAACTCAAAAACTATTAACAAATTACTTGATCAAGAGCTCGAAGAACAAAAAAATAAAACTCAACCAGTCCAACCAGCCCAACCAGCCCAACCAGCCAAATTAAGTAAATTAAAAATTTTAACAAAAAAAAGTACAAAAATAATTGATGAAGATAAAGAACTAGAAAACCAGTCTGAGCTACCTATTAAAAAAACTACACAAATAGAAACAATAGGTCCAGCTAACTTTATAAACTGCACAAATGAAATTGAGCTTGCAAATTATACTTATTTTAATGAGCCAATGAAATGTAAAGATTATAATATAATTAATTCTGTATTATGTAGTTATCAATTAATAACAGAACTTATTAATAATAATATTACTAATACTAATACTAATACTGATGTAAGTTTAACAAATATTATAAATAACTTAATTAAAAAATATACTGAACTATTTAAAAATGAAAAATATAAACAAATTATTCTCTCATTATGGACAACTGAGGGCAATTATAAAGAAGAGCTTAGCGAGAAATTAGCGCAAAAAAAAGTTAATATTGATGATATTTTAACTGAAAATACATACTTTATAACAACAACAGATATAATGCTATTAGCTGATATATATAAAATACCTTTAGTGTTATTCTCAACTGAACCATTTAACGAGTTTAATATTAAAATTGAGCCTCTTAATATTTACTTTTTAATAAATAAAGAAAAGAAAATAAAACTACTTACAACGCAAAAAAATCCAATAAAGCTTACCAAAGCTACTAATACAAAATATTATTATGTTTATGTATCTAAAATTGATGGTATTTTAAATTATAAATTATTTTATAATAGTTTAGATGAGTTTAAATTATCTGAAACAGTAGTTATAAGTGAGTTTATAAACTCAATAAATACATCAACCTCATATATTAATACAATTTTATCTTAAAAATAAAATATAATTAAATAAATATGTTGGATATGTTGGATATGTCAGATATGTTGGATTCTTGCTGTATATGTAAAATATGCGAAGATGACCCAACAAGCCATTCATTTAAAATTGTAGGAACGTATAATAATATAATATATTATTATACCTGCCCAGCCCAAGCTACTAAATATTATGATACTAAAGGAATAGTAAATCATTATGATTTATTCTTATCATCCAATAAAAATAAATGGGCGTGGATTTTTGATTGCAAAGGATTTAGTTCAAAACATTTATTAGAAATTAAAGTTGGGATTGAATTAGCCAAATTAATAACCAGTAAATATAGCGATAGACTTGAAAAAATTGTAATTATAAATAAAAATATATATATAAATACTATAATAGCTTTAATATATCCATTTTTAAATACTACTATTCAAAATAAAATAACAATTTTATAGTAATTTTATAGTAATTTTATAGTAATTTTATAAATTGTTATATACTATAAATGATATTGTATTATATATTAGTTTTACTTATTATTTTTTATTTATTATTTAAATTATATATAAAAATTACATATAACTTTTGGGCATATCAACCTGTATTTCATAGTTATAATTTAATAAATTGGATAAAACCAAATGGTATAATAAATGATGAACCAAAAATAAATAAGTATAGTAATTTTATTGATATTACTACTAAAAACTTTTTTGATTTTAATGAAGAAGAAATAACAAATATTGTTGATTTAATAAATAAACATTTTAAAACAGATAAACAGTTTAAAACAATATTTAATAAAAACTTTCAAGCAAATTATTCAATAAATAAAAATAGTTTTGTTGCTTTTTTTACAGGACATATGAATAAATCATATATATCAATTTATAAAAAACAACTATATTCATTAAATGAGCAAAACATACAAAACATACAAAACACTACTGGCATAATTGGCGTGCTCACTGGAAAACCTATAATAATAATAATTAATAATAACAATTTAAAGAGTTACTTTATTGATTTTTTAACAGTTGATAATACTTACTTAAATAAAGATATTGAGGGGCAATTAATACAAACACACGTATATTATCAAATGCATAATAACAAAAAATTTAAAACATCTCTTTTTAAACATAATGGAACACTAAAAGGAATTGTTCCTTTTACTCGTTATAATAGTTATATTTTTAATAGTGCACTAATTCATACAAAATATAATTGTTACTATAAAATTATAGAAATAAGTGAGGTTAATTTTTATTTACTAATAAATCTTATAAATGTTAGTAAACATTATTTTAAATGTATTATAATGATTGATGAGTCTAATTTATTACATTTAATACTAAAAAATATATATAAAATATATGGATTATTAGATCCTACTGCAAATGAGTTGAAATGTTGCTATTTTTTTAAACAAAATAATATAATTTTAAATATTAAAGAGCTATACAAAAAAGAAAATAAAAAAATAATATTATTTGATTTAGTCGCCTCTATAAACAACTGTGATAACATGGAGTTTATTAATGGTTTTTTGCTTGTTTTAAATAAAAAAAGTTATATTAATATTGAAAACATTAGTTATAATAATATATTAATTCGATACTTATTGAATAATTCCTTAAGTGCTTTAAATATTTCTAAGAATTCTTATTTTTTATATAATTATATTAATAAACCAGTTATTTCTAAAAATATGTTAATTATAATATAGCATAAGCATAAGCATAAGCATAAGCATAAGCATAAGCATAAGCATAAGCATAAGCATAAGCATATTATAATTAACGAACATATTTGCCTGCTTTAACAAAAGAGTCTAAAACATAAATAATAAATACTCCTAAAAACACATATAATATTAGTTCTTCTGTTATTAAATGATTTTGGTCATTTTTCTCTTCTTCTAAAAGATATAGTATTTTGTCTAAACGTTTTATAAGATCATTATTAGAGCAGGAACTGTTCAATTGATTTGAATAATTTGGATTGTATAATTCTTTTGCGGTTGAATTATTATAATTATTGATAAATTGTTTATAGATATCATTGTCTTTAGACATTTCTAATTTACTTTTATCAACTGCTTCATCGTCATCTAATAAAGGATTATAATGTGTATTAGTATTTAAAACTTGTTGTTGAATATTAGCATTTTGCATTGTTTGTTGAACAGGAACAAAATCTCCCATTTCATAATTATCATCATTATTAGAATTGTATAATTGTTGTAGCATTGCTTTATCTATTTTTTGACTATTTTTATTTTTATACGTTTGATTTTTTTTATAATTTACATTAGTATTGTTGCTATTGCCATTGTTGCTATTGCCATTGTTGCTATTGCCATTGTTGCTATTGCCATTGTTGCTATTGCTATTATTACTATTATTGTTGCTATTGCCATTGTTGCTATTGCTATTATTGTTGCTATTGCTATTATTGTTGTTATTATATTCATCATCTAATGTAGCAGCAGTAATTACTAAAGAACTCATACTAATAAAAAGAGAGAATAAATATTTATAAATCTACACTTTATTAATTAATTTTTATTTTTATATTTTTTTATATATATATGAAAAAAAAATATAATTTTTTTAATACATTTTCAAGTAAGTTTTTAAAACCGATTAATAACAGCAAATTGCTTGCTGGATTAGGACTTATTATTTTAAATTATTTTTCTAAATATGTAGTATTAAATTTTAGTAAATCACAAGAAGCCTTTATCAAAAATACAATTACTAGAGAGATTATAATCTTTTTAACAGTATTCACAGGAACAAGAGACTTATTACTTTCTTTATTTTTAACAGCAACTTTTATAATATTATCTGGAACTATTTTTAATGAAAATAGTCAATATTGTGTAATACCAGAAAAATATAAATATTTATATAATGAAGTTGATACAAATAAAGACGGAAAAGTCACAGATGAAGAAATTAAAAATGCACAAAATATTTTGTTTAAAGCACAAAACAATATTTAATAATATTGGAATATTATAATATATAATAATAAAAATGGCTCAACCTATAAAAGAAGAATATGGAAGTATGGAATTTTTAATTACTGATACTACACATATAACAAATCTTAAAAAAAAAATGAAAACTTTGATTTTTACAACTGATCCAAATGATAGATTATATTCATTTGAGGAACAAAAACAAAAACAGCCTAAATATTATTTACCATTTTATATAAATATATTTAATATTGGCAAAACTAAATCTGTTAATGATATAATAAAAGTAGAATTAAAAGATTTATTTATTAAAGAGTTTATAGAGTTCATTACAATCACATTAAAACAAGAATTATCACCAAAAGCCTGTATTAATTTTATTAAGGATAAATCGTTAGTAACAAGATTTATAAGTGAATATAAAACAAAGCGTCCTCGTGAGTATGAACAGAATACTAGAGATGAAGACAACGAAAACAGATATAAAACATTTCTTGAAAATGTATATATATATCTTATTAAAATTATATTCACTCCTGCTGGCAGTTTTATATATCAAAAACCGTCAGCCACAGATACAGAGGCGGATAAGGTCGCAACCGAAAAGAGAAACAAAGAGAAGGCGCAAAAAAAAAGTGATGCTGTGGCGGCTGCTGATGCTATCAATAAAAATCCTAATGCTACCCCTGCCCAGAAGGCCGCTGCTGCTGCTGAGGTTGCTGCTGCTGATGCAGACGAAGATGCTGATGAAGCGGATTCTGCTAAGCCAACTGAGATATTTCCAGCGAGTGATACTAAATATATAAATACTTTAATAAGAGATTTTTTAAAAGATGAAACAAAAAAATATTTTAGTATAGATACAGCTAAACTTATTAAATTAGCAATAAAAGAAACAAAAAAAGAAAGAGGTTTAACTAAAACTATTTTAGATAGTACATTTGAAAAAGAAAAAACAAGACTTTTACAACAAAAACCATATGGTTATGTTAGCGAATTAGATTATAATATAATATTAAAAGATCAAGTTTTAATAGCATTAAATAATGAAACAAAAGCGTTCTATAGAAAAAGTGAATATAAAGTAAATACAGATTTAAACAACCTAGTACAAGCATTAGTAGAAACAGTAAAAGAGGAAATTCAAAAATTAAATAATATTAAAAAAGAAAGTACAATTATTAAAAATGAGATTGATATACGCAAAGATATTATAAATCTGATTAAAACTTTTTATATTGAGAAAAAAAAAAATGAACTACAAAGAGAAAAAAAAATAAATATTTTAATAAAATTAACCAAGGATATAATTTCTGATGTAAGTATTACAAATAAACAATTTGTTGGCACTTCTACTGCTACACTGAGTGATGTTCTACTCTTTCAAAAAAAAATCAGAGAAGAAATTTCTAAATATGTAAAAAACTGTCAAACTCCTAAAGATATAGAAGATAACCTTAAAAAAGAATGCGATAATATATGTAATCAAGATAAGCCAGATTTAAAAAATAAACTATGGTGTAATATATGTGAAAATTATATTCAATGTGTATATGATCAAAAATATATAACGATTGCTAGTAAGGCTGCTAAAGCAGAGGAAGCTGCAGCGGAAGCTAAAGCGAAGGCAGAGGAAGCCAATACAGCTGCTGCTCAGGCGAATCCTAATTCTGCTGCGGGTAAAGCGGCGGCGGCTGCCATTAAAGCTGCAGAAGAAACTGCAAAAAATGCTGAGGAAGAAAAAAAAACTAAAAAGACATTTATAGAAGACGTTCAAAAGAAAACTGCAGAACAGGAAGAAAATAAAAAAAAATTATTTTATATTAATTTTAAGAAAGCTGCTGCTCCTGCTGCTGCTCCTGCTCCGGCGGATCCGGCCGCTGCTGCTGCTCCTGCTGCTGCTGCTCCTGCTCCTGCGCCTCCTGCTCGTGGCGGTGGTAGCGGGTTTCAATATAAAACAAAAACTATTTCAAAAAAACACTTACTTAAACCAAAGCGTAAAGAATCTTTTAAAATATTGAAATAATATTTAAATAGAAAGATTGGTGATATTTGTCATAAACTCTAATACTAAATCTTCTGGGATTTCATTAAAATCTACTAATTTTTTATTTCGTTTATAAATCTCTTCACACCCTTGTAACCGTAGTTGTTCTTCAAATAATGTTTTATCATTATAATATTTGACAATCGTTGAATGATTACATTTTTTAAAAACAGGACTAATATTATCGCTTTTATCTCCACTAATTATTTTATTAAATAAATCAAAATCAGGACTTCCAGAACAATGTTTGCTTGTAGTAATATCTTTATATTGAAGAGTCATTATTTTAACTTTTTCTGAAACTAATTGTAAATAATCCATATCACTTGCAATTATATAAATCATAATGTTATTATATTTATTTAACAAATGTTTGCAAATTAAAGCATTAATATCATCAGCTTCTAAATGGTTATGGTAAAATGTTGGAATGTTCATTTCTTTAATTATATTAATTCCAAGCTTAAAGAATGGCCCGCCTAGAAATTCGCTATTATATACACGAGTTTCTTTGTAATTATCATAAATATTATTTCTCCAAATATCATTTCGAGGACAATCTAAAGAAGCAATTATTTTAATATTATTATTATTATTTTTATTTTTATTATTTTTTATTTTTAGTTTTGTAGGCAATTCTTTAATTTTATTAATGCACGTTTTTGTAAATTTACTAACAAATTCTTCATTCTGAATTGGATTTCCTAGCGGAACTTCCGGCATTGCTAACTTCCACCAATTTACTAAAGCATAATACCGATAAAATATAAAATAACTAGTATCTAATAAAATATAAGTTGTTTCTTCACTCATCTAAGTAGTATTATTATACTAATTATAATAATTATTATAATAATTCAATTTTTAACTTTATATTGCTTAATATTGCTTAATATTGCTTAATTATAAATCTAAACTAATTGTGTTTTTTTGACTATTAGATTGTTTGCGGTTCGATTTTGGTTGCTTTTGACTGTTTAATTCTTTTAACTCAGAAATGCTTACAGTGCTTGGATCTCTTTCTTCTCTTTCTCTATAATCGGGAATAGCAACCGATTTGCTTTTTAATCCAGATAATAAATCATTAATATCGCGTGGTCCTTTCATTTCTTGTCTTCTAGGGGGTGCAGGAGTTTTAATATTATCAGATGAATCAAGCGAAGCAAATCTCTCTTCTATACTAATTCCATTTTGTTTTTTGGAAGACATCAAATCTGGTCTATTTTTTGGAATAGCATATCGGTCACTTTTTATAGTTTGTGTTTCAAGTGGGGGCGGAGGGGTTCCAATATTTGGATTTGGAATATTATTATTTCCAGGAATAAAATTATTCATAAAGTTTCCAAATCCCGGATTAGATTCACCCATTGAGTTAACAGCTGCCTGTGAAAATTGTTTCATAAGTTCTGGATTTTGTTTCATTATATCATCAATACCTGGCAATGCGGACTTAAACATTGTATTTGTCATATGTACCATTATTGCGGAACCTCCTAATTGAAATAATAACTTTAATTCAGGAGCCATTTTGGCTTTTGATTTATATTTTTCGTGTAATTCAGAAAAAATTTCATCATAATCACTAATATTTTCATTTACTTGTTCACCCCAACCATCCATTTTAATATCAAATGGGTCAAACTTATTATTTAAAAACTCAAGACCAGTAACACAAGCCATTAACATTTTTCCTTGAAACTTAATACTGTTGCTTTTTTCTTTTTCAGAAATAATCATTTCATATTCACCTTGAAGTTCTTGTAGAGGTGAGTCCATTGTATATTTTTTTGTTAAAGTAGCTCCTTTTCTCTCTAAATCTTCTAACCTTCTTAAAAATTTAAATTTTTCTCTAACCAACTCTTCTTTCGTTAATTGTGGTTCATCTGCGTCATTTGGTATTGGATGTACTTTTCCATATCCATCCCACGTTTTTGTATTATTAATATTGCCAAATGTTTGTTTTCCTAAATTACTTTCCTCCGATACAGTTGGATCTTCCTTCTCTATTGTTTTATTAGTATCTTTAAAATTAACATTGATTGCTTTATTAAAAATATTATCTCTAGTATTTTCTACACTTTTTTCATTAATATTACTAGACAATTCATTTAATTCATTTTCAAGTTCGCTTAAGTCGCCTAATGTTTTATTAGAGCCTCCACGTTTTTTATCATTCATTAATAACTCTATCCCGCCTCCAAAATTAATAGATGATTTAGCATTGATACCCGAATCATTTGTTAAAGATATTTCATTTTTATTATTTCCATCTAATTCAATAACTACCGGTTCTAAAGAATTCATTATAATTAAATTAGAACATATAATTTTAAGTATTACGAAATTATAATTAATTAATTATTTAATTAATATTTATTAAATATTAATTAAATATTTAATAAATAATTAATTTTCTTTAAGAAACCATATTGCTTGCAATAATGAGTCAGCTAAGTCATCTTTTTTACTATGCGATTCAAAAAAATCAATATATTTTGTATCAATATTTTTTTCAATAAGTATAGCTTTAGCAATTAATATACTTTGTTTTTTTCTCTCGCTATAACTTGTATTTTTTTCTATTAAATTTTTTAATTTATTAGATGCGGATACATACTTAATATTATAAAGTCCTTTCATTATAAAATATTGAGTTAACATTCCTTGAATACTATTCATTCTATTTGCAATGGGACCTATTTGATTTTCAATTAATATATAGTCAATATTCATAAATAAATTAGTTGATTCATTTAAATTATCTAAATTAGTTTTTATTGATTTGCCTATTTCTATTAAATTAATAGTATTACAATTTAATTTTGGCAATGTTATTAAACCATTTTTTTCTATATATGTATCAATGGTTTTTATTAATGCACTTTTAGTTAATTCAGAATATTTAATATTGTATTGATTGCATAAATTAATTAATTCGTCTAATTTAAGCGATTTATATTTAGGTATTGATTCTGGCAATAAATAATTTGAATTTTTAGCATGTATTTTACAAAATAATTTATCGTCTTTAAAAAAAAAAGCTGGTTTAATACATTGTTTTAGTGTTTTTTTTGTTAAAGTACTACAATTACAATATTTTTTATCTTCTGAAAGATTTATAATATTCCAATATATAATTTTAAAATTTTTATATGCGTTAACATTTAAATCTATTGTTTCTATTGTTTCTATTGTTTCTATTAGACAAAATGCTAAGTTTTTAATACCAACATCAATACTTAATATTTTCATATATATATTTTTTAAAGTTTTATATCTATATATTATATAATATATATATATTACTATGTCAACTATGTCAACTAACTCAAATGAAATTAAAAAATACCTTAATAGTTTAACTGAGCCATTAACACAAATGATTGATAGTTGTGATCAAATAATAGATAGTATAGAAAATAACACCACTATAGAGGAGTTTCAGAATATTACAACTACAATCCAGAAAAAAACAAACGAAAATGAAACTTATAAAGATAATGAAAAATCAAATACAGGCAAACTAATTAATGCGCTTTATCAGGCACCTAAGCAAAGCGTTAAAGGACTTTATAACTTAGGCAAAGGTCTTTTTGGAACAGTGGGGCTTGTAGCAGGGGCTACGACTGCTGGAGCGGCAGGACTAACGGCAGGAGTCCTTGGTGGAGTAGCGGGAGCCGCAAGGGGAGCAGTTGGTTATAATAATAGTGGAATGTTAAAAGGGGCAACAACAGGCGCTACCCGCGTATGGCCACTTTCAAAATTTACAAGGTTTAAGACTAAGCCAGCAGCAACTGTTAGTGGCGGTAAAAAAACAAAAAAACATAATAAACATAAAAAAACAGAAAAAAGACAAAAAAGGCAAAAAAGGCATAAAAAACAGAAAACTTACAAAAATTAAATAATATATAATCTATAATATATAATATATAATTATGTCTAAGGATAAACAACAAATACAACAAATACAAAAAATAAAAGATTTAGCAATCTATATTCTCGAATTAAAGTTCTCTCTAGAAAAATTAAAAGAAAGTATTGATCCGGATAAATTGGATAAATACATAGATACTATAATTGCAAATAAAAAGAATATGGGTTTAAGAATGCTTGGTCCAACTACAACAACATTAATGAAATCATCAGCTGATCTTGTTGTGCATATGAAAGATTTTAAAAAAGAACTTGAAGCACTAAAAGATGAAATTGAGGCGCAGTCTAACCCTAAACCTACACCCTAAACCTAAACCTTAAAATTAATAAATCATATAATATAATAGTTTTGTATAGTAATAGATATTATACCAAATAAATAACCAATCCAAAAATAATTTATAATATTTAAATATACTAATAATACTGTCAATATTATTAGTATTACTAGTATTATTAATAAATCATATATTAGGCTTACATCATACCTCGCGTTTGGAATAATATGTTGTATTAGTCTTGGATAGTTATCTGCGTTATTACAAGTAAAATAATAATAGTATTTAGCTATTTCTTTTTTATAATAATTTGTGCTAATTATTAAATTATATGGTTTTATAGTAATTTGTTTTTTATTTACTGTTTTTTCATTATATATAATAAACTCTTCTGGTTGATATCGTGAATTACAATATTTTTTATATATTCCTAAATCATTGCACATTATATGTTCTTTTTTAATTCTTATAATATCAAAATCGCAATTATTGTTAATAACATTAAATACTAATAGATTATCAGTATTGCTAACTAATAAAATAAATAATTCAAACATCGTATACAATTTACAATTTAATTACTCTTTTTCAATTTTAAATAATATATTATTTATTAACTTCCTGAAGTAGAAGCTCACTTGTCTGAAGCAGCCTTCTCCATTGCCGGACTCCAAGAGTGAAGCGCTTCTTCTTGAAACCTGGTAAAACAATATTTTAAACATTTTATAGAGCTTTGCGAGAATGAAGGTATATGTTTATGTACCCAGTTAATAAATGTGGGCGGTTTTGTTCCATTAAATCCAGCCTTTGCATATTGTTTAATTATTTTATCCACTATTTCTTCATATTTCTTTTGATTATCTTTGGTTAGATCACCAGTTTCTGAATTACAAAGATCTTTTAATTTCCGAAATATTTTATAGTTGTTATTATTTTTTATCAGATTTTCTATAGTTGGTTCTTCACTAGATGGTTGTGAATCCATATATTAATTATTAATATTATTATTAAACAATTTTAATTTATATTATTAATCTATTATTAATCTATTAATAATATATTAATAATTATGATATTTAATTCTATTGAAAAACATTTATATACAATCATTATACTCCACGGGATGTTTCAGACTTATAAAGATTTGATTCCTTTAAAAACGGCTATTCAAAAACATAATAAAAATATGAAAGTAATATTACCAACGGCACCATTGCGTACTATTTCTTGGTCTACTCAACCGCTACATAATATCAGTTCATGGTATGATTATTATACACAAAAAAATGGATTATTAGAACACGACGACATAAATGAAAACCATTTTATAGAACAAACCCAGCGGATTTATAAAATTATTGACAACGAGAGAAAGAGCATATTGGTGCAAAATATAATAGTCGCTGGAATAAGCCAAGGCGGGACGATTGCTTTTAATGTTGGATTACATTATAAAGAACCTTTAGGGGCAATTATTGGGATTCATACTATTTTTTTAAATACAATTATTCCTATTAAACCTATCCAAACAATTCCTATTTATTTATTTTCTGGGAGAAAGGATTCAATCTATAATATCCATTTACAAGAAAGTTCTCTCGCCAAACTTAAAGAAAAATGCACTATTGATTGGCACATTGAAGAGAACTTAAATCATTGCGAGTATTCTCCAAATGAATTAAAATATATAGTATCAGTAATTAGTAATGGGGTCTAAGGGGGCATTGCCCCCTTAAATTGATAAGTGTAAGGGGTCTAAGGGGGCACGGCCCCCTTAAATTGATAAGTGTAAGGGGTCTAAGGGGGCACGGCCCCCTTAAATGAATTAAAATATATAGTATCGGCAATTGATAAGGGCTCCCGCCCTTAAACCCTCCATAAAGCTTGTCGGTTTAAGGGCGGGAGCCCTTATCGGATGTCTCCGTAACCACATGGACGGGTATGGTCTCGGCCAGCCACGAATAAATAACTCCTTTTTGCGGGTGTTATTTATTATATATAAAATAAAAAAATTATTTTTTATTTTTATTGTAAAACGCCTAAATAAATAAATTAAATAAATTAAATAAATTAAATAAATTAAATAAATTAAATAAATTAAATAAATTAAATAAATTAAATAAATTAAATAAATTAAATATAATATATAATATTAAAAAAAATGGAAGCAATTGACGAAGGCAAACAATCTGTACTAAATACTATAAAAGCAAGCAATCCAACCCTTGACCCTTCAGGGGTTGAACTAATATATGAACAATATAAAAAAGCATATGAAGACCATCTTAAATATATTGAGGAACTTAATAAAAAAAATCAAGAAAATCTTTAGTTATTTATTTATAAATAGTTTTATAAGCACGAGCATCAAACGTAGTGCCTGATGTTGTATAGAAAAAAAATGCTTGGGGTTGATATTCATAGCTACCGCTAAAGTTTGCTCTACTCATACCTGAACCAGTTACTCCCCACAAACTTTCGCCATCAAAATTATATCGTTTAGGATCAGCAGTTGTATTTAGTCTTGAACCATTATATATTCTAAACCTTAAATTTGCATTCGTCCAATAATAATTTGTTTCCATAACCCACATTAACATACCTCTAAACATATCTTGTCCATAATTTTCCATAGCCCATGCGTTATTAGATTGATGCCTGATTAGTATTACATTATAACTATCAAAAATTCTCGCATTATTGAATGTATCAGCATAACCACCCCATAATCTACTATTACTTGTAGATCCATAAAATCTAAAATTTATATCAATTTCAATATATTCATTATTAATTATATCTACAGGAATATTTATAGAATTACCACCAGTTGTACTTGAAACAAAACTTCTATAAATATTACCAACTCCACTAGCTCCCATTGGTCCAGTTGCTCCAGTTGCACCAGTCGCGCCGGTTGAACCAGCTATTCCATTTGTTCCAGCTGGTCCAGTTGCTCCAGTTGCTCCAGTTGCTCCGGTGGAACCTGTTGAACCAGTTGCTCCAGTTGCTCCAGTTGAACCAGTTGCTCCAGTTGCTCCGGTAGAGCCTGTTGCTCCTGTTGCTCCTGTTGCTCCTATTGCTCCAGTTGCTCCTGTTGCTCCTGTTGATCCGGTTGCTCCTGTGGAACCAGTTGCTCCAGCGGAACCGGTTGCTCCTGTTGCTCCTGTTGCTCCTGTTGCTCCAGTTGAACCAGCTATTCCATTTGTTCCAGCTGGTCCAGTTGGTCCAGTTGAACCAGTTGCACCAGTTGAACCAGTTGAACCAGTTGCTCCAGTTGCTCCAGTTGCGCCAGTTGCTCCAGTTGCTCCAGTTGCTCCGGTATCGCCAGTTGCTCCTGTATCGCCAGTTGCTCCAATATCTCCAGTTTTTGAAAATAATACTACTAATTCCTCATTATTCGCTGGCATTGTTCCAGAAAGATATAGTACTGGTATTATTATAATGCCATCACTTACTGATCCTATAATAGTCCAAATACTAATAGAGTTTGTTAAATTTCCCATTATTGTAATAGTACCTCTATTTAAAGGGTTAGTAGTAGTACTCTCAATAATAGAATAAACATATTGTCCTACATTAGTCCCTCCTTGGTCATATTCGCTTAAAGTAATCATCCCAACTGATTCTATTGTTGAATTACTAAATGCTAAATACCCACTCGCTATGTTAAAATTTAAATAATAAATAGAATTTGTAAAATTATATCTTAGCCCTGCTTTATTTCCAACTCGTCCGGTTGCTCCAGTTGCTCCAGTTGCTCCAGTTGCTCCAGTTGAACCTCTTGCTCCAGTTGCTCCAGTTGCTCCAGTTGAACCTCTTGCTCCAGTTGCTCCAGTTGAACCTCTTGCTCCGGTTGATCCGGTAGAACCGGTTGCGCCAGTGGAACCCATTGGTCCCGTTGCTCCTATTGAAAATACTATTAAAATAACATCATGATTATTAGTAAATTGGTATCCATTTCCATTTGAAAGTGATATATTAAATGCAATATAAGAGTTTATTTGAAGAGAATCTAATCCAGATATATTCCAAGATTGAAAGTTTGATGAATCGCTTTTATCTTGAATAATTATATTATCGCCACTTTTTAGTCTTATTAAAATATTTTCAACATCATTATGTAATGAGTCTTTATGTGATAAATATATTTTGTTTGCTGAGTTTTGTGTTGAATTATTCCACATAATATCACCATTATTAATATTTTCAGGAGTAGTATATTGTGTATTTGTTTTATAATTATAAAATGTACTAGATTGTCCGGGTTCTCCTCTTGCTCCAGTTGCTCCGGTTGCTCCAGTTGCTCCAGTTGCTCCAGTAGAACCAGTTGCTCCAGTTGATCCGGTAGAACCAGTTGCACCAGTTGCTCCGGTAGACCCAGTTGCACCGGTTGATCCAGTTGCACCGGTGGAACCAGTTGCTCCAGTTGCTCCAGTGGAACCGGTAGAACCAGTTGCACCGGTTGATCCAGTTGCTCCTGTTGCTCCAGTGGAACCGGTTGCTCCGGTAGACCCAGTTGCACCGGTTGATCCAGTTGCACCGGTGGAACCAGTTGCTCCAGTTGCTCCTGTGGAACCAGTAGAACCAGTTGCTCCTGTTGCTCCAGTGGAACCGGTTGCTCCAGTGGAACCGGTTGCTCCGGTAGACCCAGTTGCACCGGTTGATCCAGTTGCTCCGGTAGAACCAGTAGAACCAGTGGAACCGGTTGCTCCAGTTGCTCCAGTTGCTCCAGTTGCTCCGGTGGAACCAGTTGCTCCAGTTGCTCCAGTTGCTCCGGTGGAACCAGTTGCACCGGTTGATCCAGTTGCTCCGGGTGAGCCATCTTCTCCATTTAGTCCGGGAGCACCATCTTCTCCATTACGCCCGGGTACCCCGTCCTCTCCGCTATCTCCCTTTGCTCCAGTTGCTCCAGTGGAACCGGTTGCTCCAGTTGCTCCAGTTGCTCCAGTGGAACCGGTTGCTCCGGTTGCTCCAGTTGCGCCAGTTGATCCAGTTGCTCCGGTTGAACCCGTTGCTCCGATTGCTCCAGTTGCTCCAGTTGCTCCAGTGGAACCGGTTGCTCCGGTTGCTCCGATTGCTCCGGTTGCTCCAGTTGCTCCAGTTGCTCCGGTTGCACCAGTTACTCCAGTTGAACCTGTTGCTCCGGTTGCTCCGGTTGCGCCGGTTGCTCCGATTGCTCCGGTTGCTCCAGTTGCTCCAGTTGCTCCGGTTGCACCAGTTGCTCCGGTTGCTCCAGTAGAACCAGTTGCTCCGGTTGCTCCGGTTGCTCCAGTGGAACCAGTTGCTCCGGTTGCTCCGGTTGCTCCAGTTGCTCCAGTTGCTCCAGTTGCGCCAGTTGATCCAGTTGATCCAGTTGATCCAGTTGCTCCTGTAGAACCTGTTGCTCCAGTTGCGCCAGTTGATCCAGTTGCTCCAGTTGCTCCAGTTGCTCCAGTGGAACCGGTTGCTCCGGTTGCTCCAGTTGCGCCAGTTGATCCAGTTGATCCAGTTGACCCAGTAGAACCAGTTGCTCCAGTTGCTCCGGTTGCTCCGGTTGCTCCAGTTGCTCCGGTTGCTCCGATTGCTCCGGTTGCTCCAGTTGCTCCAGTTGATCCAGTTGCTCCAGTTGCTCCAGTTGAACCTGTTGCTCCAGTGGAACCGGTTGCTCCAGTTGCTCCAGTTGATCCAGTTGATCCAGTTGATCCAGTTGCTCCAGTTGCTCCAGTTGAACCTGTTGCTCCAGTGGAACCGGTTGCTCCAGTTGATCCAGTTGCACCAGTTGAGCCAGTTGTTCCGGTTGCTCCAGTTGCTCCGGTTGAGCCTGTTGCTCCGGTAGCTCCGATGGAACCAGTAGATCCGGTAGAACCAGTAGATCCGGTAGAACCAGTTGATCCAGTTGAGCCTGTTGCTCCTGTTGAACCAGTTGCTCCAGTTGCTCCAGTTGAACCAGTTGAGCCGGTTGCTCCTGTTGAACCAGTTGCTCCAGTTGCTCCGGTAGAACCAGTTGAACCAGTTGAACCAGTTGAACCAGTTGCTCCAGTTGCTCCAGTTGCTCCGGTAGAACCAGTTGAACCAGTTGA